TGGAGGTGGAGGTGGAGGTGGAGGTGGAGGTGGAGGTGGAGGTGGAGGTGGAGGTGGAGGTGGAGGTGGACCACCACTAGCACTACCAGTACCACTACCACTACCACTACCACTAGCACTACCAGTACCACTACCACTACCACTAGCACTACCACCAGGACCAGGACCAGGACCAGGACCAGGACCAGGACCTGGAGGTTTAGAAGTTTTACTAGTTCCAGGAGCGCCAGCTTCAAGGCATTTTTTAGCAACTAAAGGTTTTTTTTCTCCTTGTTCCAAACGATTGAAATATGCTAAACTCATTAAATATCTGAATGCTCCACAATCAGGATCGGTCTCAGCCCCAGCTAAAGTTTTACATTTTGAATTATGAAGCCCTTTTAAAAATATAGCATATGTTTCATTTGAAAATTTTAAATTAATTTCTTCTAACAGTTTTTGTTCATCGGCACTAAACTTACCCTGTTTCCATCCTTCAAATGCAGCATCTGGTTCCCCTACTTTGTAGATATGGCCGCCCAAACTAATATTTGCTTCAGGTCTAGATTTTGATGCTTGAATCATTGCATTTATTTCTTCACCATCACCACCCTCTTGAATAATCTTTGATGCTATTGATCCATCCTTTATCTGATAAGAAATCTGAGAAACCCAGCCGGGAGGTGCATTCCATTTTTTATTATCTCTGACCATTTGAGATCTTGGCTGCTTTGTACGGTTGTAAGCAGTAGTAGCTTTACTAAATTGAATAGTTAACATTCTCTCACCTTCTTTTCTCTTTGTCCTTTCATCAGCAGGTATTCTGACAGTTTCAACTTCTAAACAATCTAAAGTCCTTACACTGCTAGAATATACTTCATCTTGATCAGGGATAAACCCAAAAATAATCTGTTTACTTGTGTGAGGTAATGCATACAAGACTAATCCATCCAAAGATCCAGGTAGTTGGCTTGCACTAGTATGTTTGCTTGTATTGTCAGTAATATACATAACATGTCCAGGGTAACTAGACATTAATGATTCCAACATCTTTAATATTAAATCTCCATCTGCCCGTGAGCCACCTTCAGTAAGAGGGCCCATAAAAACTACGTGAGCCTTAGGATCATCTTTCAATAAATCATTTGTCCAGAAAAGTGTGTCTTTTGCAGCATCCATATCACCTCTCAAAGGTGCGACTACGTAGGTAGGACATGTTGTAATATCTAAGCTTCCTACAACAATATAGGGGTCTTGACGAGGCCGATGTCTTGAAGGGACACTGGGACCCAGAGTACGTCGCCACCGATCTCTATAATTTTTTAAAGTAAGTGGGGCAGCATTTAATTTCTCTATTGAATTGGCTGAAACAGGAATTATAATTGGTGTAGAATGCCAGCCTGCAGGTTTTCTATTTCCAGATAATTCAGCATCAGATTTAGGCATAGCACCTCCACCTTGAACAGGCATTATTCTGGCAGCAGGATTATCTGGAAGTAATGAATCTGTTGCCATGGCTCCACCGGAGAGCATCTCTACCATTTACCTACATTAATGGAGGCCTAAGAACCCGTTTAATGATCCTAGTATTATGAACACAGAGGACACTATTGTCTTATCACCACAGTTAACTCAAACCCAATCGCTATCAGTTGAAAGTACAAACCCTGATGTACAGACTAGGCGTCGCAAGATTCACTGCAAGCAAGAACTCATTGTTATGAGTCTCCAGACATTTTATTCTAATAGGAAGGACCTTCCTGAGATCTTAGAGCTCCTACAGGGCACATCTACAATTAGCCTGCGACTCATAGACTGGTTTGTGACAAACTATGCTAAGAGACACTCTATTGGTTATCTCCTAGGCGGTCAAGAATTCATGGTCTATATGAATTACAAGAGCCAGCTGAAAGCGTATAGCAAGAAGCTCTTTGATCCTTTTTGCAGACGTGAGCGTATCATGTTTAGTCTCCCTGGTATTCCGGCATTTGTTACAACGGTAGGCAAACTAAATTTCTTTCGGTGGGCCATTGAGAAACAGATTATTGAGTATCTTAAGACACATTTTGAGACGGTAGAGACGGAAATGAATGCGCATATGAAACAGTTGAGCCGATCTAGGTCTACAAGAACAACAACTGCATCTTCTGCGTCTAGTGAACCTATACAGCAAAAGCGCGTAAGAACCGCTTTTCAGACAAGTCCACCTCAGACAGTCTGTAGACGTAATGTGGAGATCAAGGTTGGTTTTGATTAGATTAAATTTTAAATATACATATTATATATGAGTAGGCCGCCACCATATATAGAAGGACGTGGACTTCATACTGGATATAATACAAAAGGAAATCCAGTATATACTTACGATATAGTAAGAAATGGTGTAGTACAACCTCCAACACACGCAGGAATGGACACTTACGGTGTAGAACACCGTGTTAGTACACCAGCACAGCTAGCTCATCTAGGAAAATTAAAAGAACTACAGCAGAGAGAAAGAAATCTTGCTAGTGGTGGTGCTCCTGGTTCTGGTATGAGTGCCACTACAAAACTTACATTGAAAATTACTACATTAGTAATAAAAATTCAAGAAAATATGCACTTTAACCAAGCTTTGGATATTGAAACATTACAAAAAATTCAAGGCAATATAGAAATACTTAGAGAAATTTATGAATCAGGTCTTGCATACGATCCTATTACAAATTTTTTTGAACAAAGATTAGACTTTTATATTACTGTATTTAATGGCTTAGGATTTGTTGTTATTGCAAGAAAATTATTTGTAGACTTATTAAACCAATTATTTCTAGAACTTGGCACTGTTTATATTAAAGAAAAAGAAGCTGAAACTGCTGCTTCTGTTTATGCTGAAACAGTTCACCCACGTGTTAGTTCTCAACTTAGCCAACCTTTACCACCTGCTCTAATAACTGAAGCTGATTGGAGAAAGTGGCAAACAACTCAGGCACCATATCTTCTAACTACTGGTGCTGTACCAAATAATTCATTAAACAGTTATACAAAATGGAGAACAAGTGGTGGTCGGCGTTTAAAATCTCGTAAGAATAGACGTTCTAAGTCTAGGCGCAGACGTAATCGTAAATAAGTTTCATATAGATAAAAGCAAGTACAGACCAAATAATATAGACTATTATTTTTTTTAATTTATTAATTAATGGCATAGGTCTATTAATGGGTGCCGGTACTATATTTGTAGTTCTACAATATAAGCATGATCCAGACCATTTATTCCAACATTCCTCATGCACTATAATAGTGCACGAGCAATCTAGTTCTGGTATATGGGCAAAGTCTGCATTAAAGTCGGAAAGACATATCATGCATTCTAATTGTTTGTCAGATGAGCCCATCTTCTAACTCTTTATAAAATTTAATAATACATAATCAGGAAAGCTGGGTCCTATTTTTCTTAGAAACATTAACATATTATTGGGTTTCAAAGCATTTATGATTTCTGCATCTTTTTCAGTCCACTCATTGAACATATGAGGATTACAGCTAGAATTTGTGGACCTAGTCCAATCAACTGCGGTAGTCTTTTTATTGACAACATTTTTAAAATCATTTATCATGGAAATAAAGACACCAATTAGACTTTCTTCTGCTATGACACCTGACGTCATAATTTCTGTGAAATTTGCATGCATCTCAGATATCTGCATCACTTGTTCAGCATCTTCGCGACACAAGATACACCATTCTTGATGTGCATACCGATATTCTTCAGGGATCATATATAAATTCGCCCGATTTGCAACCAAGGGATCCCACCAAATCTTAGAATAACTGAGAAAGGTATTTGAGCGGTACTTGGTGTAAGTTTCAATGAAGGTGTCTACATTGACAAATGGTACGCATGATTCAGAATGGAGAGTATACCAATCTGAATTAGTAGTCTCTAACGCGTATTTATGCAAAGATAAGATCGCAGTTGTATGACGCTCCCAGGAAGTCGGTTTAGTATATTCGGCAGGAATGAGAGTAGACTTCAGCCAGGGAGAATTGATTGCTTCAGGGGTTGAACAGTGCGTTAGAACTGTAAAGGGAAAGTTGCGTGCACGCAATTCATCAAACCACTTGGTCCACACATGTTCCTTTATTAAGTCTTTAATAACAATAAAGCAAAATGTGACACCTGAACTCATCTATGGGTGATCTTGTTTGGAGGGCTTTAACCTTTATTTTATTCATCAAAGATTGACCTCTCCTTAATATACTCTGCCACACGTGCCTCTAGGGATTTTAGAGTCTTCAGAATTTCCTGTAATTCTGACAGTTCGGATTTAGGTGTTTTAACTATATTGGGGGCTAGAACATCAGACTCTTTGACTAAGATAATTTTATTTATTGCCTTTTCCTTTTCAACCCTTTTCGCAGCCCTTTTGTTATCACTATTTTCCCTTTTAATTATTGCATCTAATATATCATCCTTTGAAAGACCAGTTATGACCATGATCTCATCAATAGATTTCTCTTCAGTGTAGTAATCATACGCGAGTTGTCTTAGGCGTGATGTGATACCTCCTACTGTACGTTTGTGGGCCTTTGCCATATCTTCATAAGGAATCTTATCCTTTACTTCCTTGAGAAGCTGTATAAGCTCTGGATTTCCCCATGCAGTACCCATATTTTCAAAGCCTTCAGGCTTAGACTTTCCATAGAATGGCATGATACTTATCATTAAAAGTACTAGTACCTTCAATTTTTACGCCGGCTTTTTAGATAAGAGAACTCCTGACGCAACAATAATAAAAATAGATCCTAGCATGGCCAAGTAAGATGGCTTTTCTCCTTGGAACAAGTAACCAAAGATGTACGCTGAGACAATTCCCGTAAAACTCAAGACACTGAAGATTAAAGTGGAAACCAGAGGGATTGCAGAAAATCTCATGGCATAGCCACCAAATCCAACTAGGCTGTTAAAAAGTAACATAGGTGCCCAGACTTTCCAGGAGAGGTCTAAGTCAGGTACTTTTGTAGATATACTTTCAAGATTAGTAGCTTTACCCAGCAAGGCTAGCAAAATCCACATGAAAGATCCGCCATACAATTCAAACATACTCTTGAAAGTACCTTCCTTAATACCAAAAATCTTGAAGTAGAAGTAAATGCACGATTCAGTTACACCAGAAAGTACAGCACAGATCAAGGCAACTGGGTTCTTAGTATCTAATAAAGTACCAGCGTCAGGCTGGGCGATACAAAGCATACCTGCCACAGCCAGGCCAATCCAGGGTACAGATTCCATAGAGATCTTTTCTCCTAACAACAACCACGCGCCAATTATATTCCAGATAGGATAGGCATAAAAAATGGCCATTGCATTGCCTGCTGGGAGCTCTGAGAATGCCTTGTAACTTGTACCAACGTGTAGTAAATTCAAGAGGCCAGCACCAGCCATATAGGTTGTTGACACGGCAGCAAGCTGCGTTGGTTGGCCTAATAAGACTAGGAAGGACGCAAGAGCATAGACACCCATACGTGATACAATTTGAGTCCAAAGATTGGTCGGGACAGTTTTAATTAAAATGGGATATGACGATAAAATGGTCTCACTTGCCAGAACTAGGAGTTCTGGACGTGGGATCATTGCTATACTTAACGCCGAATCTTTCTAGTAGCACTTCGGCGTCTAGTTTTTCTTTGTTTATGTTTTCTTTTACCACCTTTACTGCTTGTAGAACCACCAGCACCACCAGCAGCACCACCAGCACTACCGCCAGCAGCACCAGCAGCACTACCATTTCCTGTTCGTAAAGGTATACCACCTACAAGACTGCCTGTATAATTAGGTGGTACTAATACTTCAGAGCCAATTACTTTTTTACCATCTCTTAAAAATCCCTTATATAGTTCAGGCAAATTTAAAGCATTTATTTCAGCAAGACTAGATAAATATTTAATTGGTATAATAGTTAAAGATTCAGTCTTGTAAAAAAGGGGACGACCTTGAAGATTTCGTTGGTTTAATTTTCTATTATTTGATAAACTATTTAATGTATGTGTCAATGCTACTGTCGGAGTTGAAACATGTGTTACTTCTGCCTTAGGAGGATTTTCTGCAGATTTTAATTCAGATAAAGGAATACGTGGTGGAGCTTGTGGGCCTGGCATTCTAATAAATATCTAGATTATGTAGCCTTTACTACAGAAGTTATAGGTGCAATATAGTCTACAACAAGGCGTGTAATCCCAGTCATGATCATGGAGGAATAGGAGACTTGGGTGTTAGTCATTGCTTGAAGACCTACTTGACAGACAGGGCTACCCATAGAAATAAATCCATACATATAACCCATTATTCCATCGGGGACACAGGCCATGTTATAAAGTTTTGAAATAGCATAGTGACTTGAATAGGTAAGAAAAGCCGTTGCGGCAAATTTCATGATTGGCTCCATACTTTGCATACTATGGGGTTAATCAGTCAAATTTTTAGGTGCACTTTGCACTTTTGCACTTTTTAGAAAAAAGTGCGCAAAAAGGTTATTAGAGCCAGCAACTTTTTTGACGTACTTTTTTTTGCTCCCCGTAGGGGAGCCATGGCTTCGCCTGTAAAAAAGTACTACATTTCGGCCTTGCGCTTAGATGCAGCCTTCATGGCATCACCCAGTTTGGCATCAGGATTCTTTCTCTTTAACTCAGCATAAATCTTCTTTACAAAAGCAGTCCAAGGAGTACCCTTCCCACTCTTACGAGTCTTCTTCATTGAGCGCTTGTGGTGCTTTCCAAAATTGGATCTGCGAGTCTTGGCCATTATACTTCATGTAGATATTTTTATTAAATATCTCTGTAAACTTTATTAATCTCATTAATCTTTGGTCTAAGAAGTTCAAATGCCTGAAGACTATCAAACTGATTTTGTTCTGCGTATCCCTGTGGCACATATCTGCTGGAAAATCCGCGACTCAAAATTCTCTGGCTCTCTATAAGACCTCTATCTAGCTTGTCTTCCTTTACTGCCGAATTGAGTTCTCTGGCCACATTCCGAGGATCATATGATGCAGCATGTTGATCAAAGAAAGGATTACCTTCCAGTTTAGGGCCAGCAGGATCAAACTTGGGTGCAGGAATAGAAATTGGTGGTTGATTTCTGCTTGCTAGTGGCGCCTGATCAAAAAACGACGCATCACCCTTTGGCCCTAGACCGGAAGCAGGTTCTGGCCGGAAGAAGCCCTGTTGAATCTGTATTCCAGAATAACGGAGTTCATTATTTCGGTTATTAACAATATCACGTTTAGAATCTTCACGGCGGGATCTAGGTATAAATTGTGGTACTGGTGTTACGTCAATTTGGACTATAGGGATACGTACAGACATTCTAGAGCATACGGACTTTTTATCTTTAGATGCGTTTGCGGGTCTAAACTAATATAAATAATCTATCTAGAAATGCTGCTAATACCCTTTTTTTGGGATTTAAATAATAAAAAAGGCTGGATTAAATTTGGAGCCTTTTTATGTTCAGCTGGCAGAGAAATTTGGAGTGTGGATGACATGAGCACGGATGCAGATATTAAAAGTTTATTAGAAGGAAATGGATTCCCTGTTTTAAAAATCACACGTATGCCCAGCGCAACCTTTGTTCATGTTGATCATAATAATTTGAAACTGAGTGATTTTTATTTATGGTCTGAAGTGGATCCAGATAAGTCTCAAGAAGATGTCTGGCGGATATATAATATCCCCCAGGCACTTTGGTCGTGTGCAGTTTTTAAAGAACAATTTTGGAAGACTTCTGATATCTTACCGTACTCGGCGGGGTTTAGTAAACTTGTTTCAGAGTAATCTCTAAAGAGATCATGGGTCTGCATCTAGCCCCAATGATCTCTAAAAAGATCATGGGTCTGCATCTAGCCCCAATGATATTGCATATCTCTGGGTCTAAGGCTTAGTTGCATATCTTATATAGAAGGATTAATGAGCTCAAAAACACAGAGACGCATCTATGATAATTTAGATGTTAGTGGTGCTCTTGCACTTGGATTTTACGAGAAAAATTTTAAAACTCTTGCAACCGATGCTGAGAATTCTCTTAAACGCCCTTGGCACAAATTAGAGCGCGGACTCCGTATTGGCCGCATCCGTGAATTTGTTGCACGTGAAACTGAGCGTCTTAAGATGGATGCTGAAGATTCAGATGCATTATTTAAATTGCTTCTAAAGGCACTTGATCGTAAGCTTCTGAATAGTAAGGCTGCAGTAACTTATGATCTTGAGGGTGAAAAAATTACTGAGATCAAGGGTCTAGTCAGCCATACTAGTGCACTGAATAAGACAAAGTTTCAGATCTTAGAGAAAAAACCTGCTGCAACTCAGAAGAAACGAGCTGCTACGCCACAGGCACAGCCACAGCCACTAGCCGCAGGCACTGTGGCTACGCCACTCAAAGAATTACCTCTAGTAAATAGTAGTGAGGTAAAAAATGAAACACAGCCTGCCTAATGAAGTGCAAGCAATGACAGAAAACTTAGCGGACTGTCTAGAAGATTGGATAACTTTCATTCCTAAACCACATCATTCTGGACTGGTTGAGGAGTGGAAAAACGAGATGAAAAATTTTATGGCAACATCATATCTTCAAGATGAAGAAGATGAGCTAGTTGAATCTATAATGACAGGACTCCTAGAAGCATATGAGTCTTGGACATGCAAAACTGCGGGTACAGATATAACATTTAGTAAACCTGTAGAGCATGATCTGACATTTAAGCTAATGCAACGTCCTCAGACTGCCCAGCGTACAACCGACTGGTACAAGGAGTTTCAAAGTAGGTTAACGGCAAGTGAGATTTTCAAACTCTTTGGTTCTCCACGTGAGAGAGCAATTTTAGTCATGCAGAAAGCTGGTAAATTAGATATGCCTCCTAGAAATAATACATTGGTTGTTTTAAAAGAAAAGCTTGGTCCTTTAGACTGGGGTATTTGTTTTGAGCCAGTAATCAAACTAATCCTAGAGAAGGAGTGGGGTGCAATGATTCACGAGTGTGGCAGATTTGTGCACCCCACAGATCCCAGACTAGCAGCAAGTCCAGATGGTCTTTTATTAAAAGTCAAGACCAAGCCTCAAATGGCAGGTCATCTTCTTGAGATAAAGTGTCCCAAGTCGCGTAAAATTGGTCTCAAGATTCCAATGGAATACTATTACCAGATGCAGCTTCAAATGGAGGTCACCGGCGTTAGAGCCTGTGAATATGTAGAAGCACAATTTGAACTCTGTGATACGGGTATAGCTACAGCAGAAACCTTGGAAAAAGGGTGGTGTGGTTTAATTGGGGTTATAGGTGAATTCTCTCAGGATTTTGGTGGTTGGAAACCCTCACGATATGTGTATGGACCCCTTGGTGATTTGACCTGGAAACCAGATCTAGGTCTAAATGAACAGACTCTGGAGGTAAATACATGGATCTGCCCTGCATTTCACCATGAGATGGTCTTGAGAGATGAGATCTGGTTTGCATCTACGCTACAGCCAAAGATCAATGAGTTCTGGTTTGATATTGAAAAAGCTAAACTAGGTGAATTTATAGTACCAGAAAGTTCTAGAAAGAAGAAAGAGACCAAGTGCGAGATTGTTGATTCGGAGCCAGAGCAATCTGGCAACGCCTAATTAACCAGACTTTAGTCTGGTTGATTCGGATTCTGAAACACCCCAAGTAACAGAGACCCCTAAGCCAGAAAATTCTACTGTCTAAGTAAAGGAGTATGGCTCCAATAATAGGATTTGATTTTGACGAATGTTTAACATATGGATACAGTATTATGCCAATTATACTTTTTTTAGAGCACCTCTTAGTTAAAGAGTTGCGAGTTCAAGGAATATCTGCTCAAACAAGGGAGGCTATGCTTGTAGCAAGAGCAAATTTTTACAATGCAGTTGCTGAAAATGAAATTGCCACTAAGGGTTTAGTTATTAGACCATCTTTTTTGCGAGTTCTACCCACGCTTTTAAAAATGAGAGCTGCAGGAGAAATACAGTCTATGTTTATTTACAGTAATAATACTAATGCAACTCTTATAAATGTGGTTGATCATATTCTGGCCTTGACGTTAGTCAAACTAGGTGTACCCGAGTCACATTTAATAAGTGAACCATATGGATCAGTAAAACGTCTACAGACTTTTAATCCCAGATTCTTCAGAACTTCAGAGTGCAGATCAGATGAACCGTTGAAGATTGATTTTAAAGAAAAGACACTTGGTGGCATCTTAAGATGCGTAGGTCTAAGTGTATCTGAATCAGATGTCTGGTTTTTAGATGACAGTCCAGATCACAAGTCTTTAATTAATTCTTTAAAGAAAAACTATATTCAAATGAAAAGATACGAGGCACAGTTAAAAAATACAAGACTTACAGAACTTATTATTAGCAGTTTTAATAAAGACTCATTTAATTCTTCTACAGAAATGGGAACTGTTTTTCTAAAGGCTTACAGCAATTTAGAAACACACTTTATTGTTGTACCACCCGGAGAGAAATATTTGATACGAGAAAATCCTAGATTTGATCCTAAACCTACAGATGAACTCAAGAAAATTGCTGAAAAACTAAAGGTATCTTTAAATGCAGTTTCACCTTCAGCTACAGGGAGAGCTAAGATATGGACTACAGTTGAAACTAATACAGATTATGCAATGATTATGAAACGACTAGATCGCCTATTTAATCCTAAAAAATCTACTGGGTTTATACGTCAACCTTCAGAATTAGATATGGCAACCGCAACTGCATATAGGGAACCTTTTGTGGGTGGTAGGAAATTATCTCTAAAATCACGCTCTAGGAAATTTTTTACACGACGGCGAAAAACAGAATAGTAAATTAGATGGGCTCTTTATATTCTAAGGATAATCCTAAGAATATAAATAGTAAAGATTTAAAAGTTAGTTCTCGGTATAAGTATTATGATTCAAGAATAAAGAGATGGTCTCCATGTAGAACTTTAAAACAAAAAAAATCTATCAAAAATATAAAACATAGTTTAGGATTTGAGATAATTCAAAAACATAAAACACGTATAGGATATATAATTCCTCACACAAAAGATTTACGTTTGTTTAGATTATGTAGAGATAAAACAAGGAAGAAAAAAATATATTAAATATTATAATTAATTAAATTTAACTACCATCAAAAGGTGCAACTCCTTCAGATGGAGATGACGGTGATGAAGTGCCTGCTACATTTGTTGCGGTTACTATAAATGTATATGGTGTACCATTAGTTAATCCGGTATACGTGACTGATGTAGTTGCAGAAGTTCTAACAATAGAACCAGGTGTTGAAGTTACAGTATATGATATGATAGGTGATCCTCCTGTTGATGTAGGTGCAGTCCAAGATACAATTAATCCCCCACTTATAAAATTACTAACTGCTTGAACACCGGTTGGTGCTCCTGGGACTGAATAGGTTACAGCAGTTGAAGGACTATTATTTACAATAATATCATTATATTCACTAGGGGTTAAAAATATTGGCCCCAATTTATAATTACCTACAATTGAATCTGCTCGGATAAGACCAGATCCACCTTCAACTTTGATAAAATCTGGAGAAAGCCCACTTTCAAATCTAGTACGGCTTGTAAAATAATTAGAAAACTCTGTGCGTATTTTAACCCGTCTAATTCTGTCTGATTCTGAAAGATTTTTTACAAGAGACATTAGTTCTAATTGTATATTATAATTTACTTATAAAAAGATACAGACAACTCGTGTAACAAAGTGCTACCATTGTCCGGATTCTTCCTTTTGTAGTTATTTGTAATTTGACCATATGATCCAGTCTTTTCAATCAACCTCTCGCCATCTGCAATGTACGCACATTCAGATGTCAGATTTGCAATTCTCTCATCCCCATCAGGTAAAGCAGGTTCCATGTAGTCACCCAAGAGATGATATGGAACTCTAGGAGAACTCAAGGTAGCATCAGCCGGGCCAGGTTCTCTAGGTAAAGGAGTTGTCAGAGGAACCTTACACAGTTGTTCAGTAGGATAACCAGGCGTGTATACGAAACCTTCACTACCCCCACCAACTAAGGAAGGAAACATTAAAGCAAATGAAAAAAAGAGAACCATACACGTTACAACACAGATCATTGTATGTGTACCTTCTGACATTTATTCTATCTAAGTTGTACTAAGAATAAATGGTTGAAAATAAACTTATGGCTAATTAATTTAAATATGTAATATAAATATGAATAATGCTGCTGTGGCACAAGTGCGAAGAGCAAACTGCAAAAATAATTGTATTAGACCAACTGAAATACCATTTATCCAGCAAGAATGGGATAGATATAGGGCCTGTATAGAAGATTGTGATCGGCGTATACCACTTACTAATTGGGAAATACAACAGCAACAAGAAAGACAAGAAAGGGTAGCCGCGCTAGTTTCTCTGCACGAGGCTTCTCTCCACGAGGCTGTACCGCGTATTAATATATCTCCGGCTGCGCGTGCAAACGCGCGTGCAAACGCGTTGGCGGCAGTAGAAAGAGATCGTGCACTACTAATAAATGTAGCTACTCCATCTCCTCGTAGTCCACTAACTCCTTTTACCCCTCCTTTTACCCCTCCTTTTACTCCCCTACCTGATCCTCCCCCGCCTCCTCCACCAGGTAGTCCTCCATCTTCAAGAGGTGGAAAATATCATAAATCTAGAAGGAATAAGAAAAATAAGAATAAGAAAAATAAGAAATCTAGAAGAGGTAATAAAAGGCATTAATACATAATAAAGATTATCCCATCGCGTACATCTCAGTCCACTCACGCGCAGTAGTTTCATACTGTACACGATTGGCCTTGTACTCATTGGCAATCTCAGGAACCAGAGGGTCATTAGGATTAGGATCTGTAAGCATAGACAAGACTGACAAAAGAACCTTGCTTATTGTGAGAGCAGGCGACCACTGCGTCTTCAAGATATCTAGGCAGATAAAGCCACTTGCATTAATATTGGGATGATATATCTTTGTCTTGAACATAAGTCTCGGTGGCTTGAATGGATAGTCTGAGGGAAACTCAATACTCAAGTTAAAGATTCCACCGTTATAAGGTGAATCAGCAGGTCCAAAGATAGTCCCTTCCCATCTAAACATGTCATTGTCATCAATAGGACCTGCACTGCAACCTAGTGGTGGATCTTTCTTCAAATCTTGCAACTCCTTAGCAATGCGTTTAGCTGCCATTTGTCTTGGTGTACCTTAGATTGTACAAAGGTAGTTAATCAATTTTCCAGGTGAAAAATTGACCATGTGATCGCGCTTCTAAATCTAATACATAATCATGCAGCGTAGTATGCACGTAGTTAAGCGTAATGGATCTAAGGAGCCTGTATCTTTTGACAAGGTCTTGCGACGTATCCAGAAAGCCTCCCGAGGTCTGGCCGTCCATCCCGACGCTCTTGCCCAGCGCGTACTTTCCCAGATCTTTGATGGGGTAAAGACAACCGATCTGGATGAATTAGCTGCACAGCTAGCTGCCAGTCTTTCTACCCAGCATCCTGACTATGCAACTCTTGCATCTTCTTTGACTGTGAGCAACCATCATAAGAACACCAATTACACTTTTGCTGAGGTTGTCAAGATGCTGAGCAATCAGATATCAAAGCACACAAGCAAACCAATCCGTTATGTGTCTGAGGAGTTGGAGCAGGTGGCCACAGCAAATGCTGAGGCGATTGAGGCTCGCATCAACTACAAGCGCGATTATGACTTTGACTACTTTGGTTTTAAGACTCTGGAGAAGTCTTATCTGCTGAAGGATACGAGTGGGCGTATCTTAGAGCGCCCTCAGCATATGTGGATGCGTGTAGCTCTTGGTCTTTGGACTAAGGGTCTTAACACTACCGTGGCAGATCTGGCCCAGGCCTTTGAGACATACGATTTGATGTCTAGGAAGATCTACACTCACGCCACGCCTACTCTCTTCAATGCAGGCACCCCCAGGCCCCAGCTTTCTTCCTGTTTCCTTCTTGCGATGAAGGATGACAGCATTGACGGCATCTATGACACGCTGAAGGACTGTGCCAAGATTTCCAAGTATGCGGGTGGTATTGGCCTCCATATCCACAATATCAGGGCCCGTGGCTCTCTCATTGAGGGGACCAACGGAAAGAGTAATGGGATTGTTCCAATGTTGAGAAATTTCAATTCCACTGCACGCTATGTTGACCAGTGTTTTACTCCCGACACGGTGGTCTATACCCTAAATGGCCCTAAGGCAATTGAAAATATTGGTGTAACCGATAAGGTTCTTACTAGCAAGGGGACCTATGAGAATGTAATTCTTCCTGTACGGCATGATTATTCTGGGCCATTGCTAAATATTCAAATTAAGAATGCGGTATATCCTGTACGCCTAACTCCGGAGCATCAGGTCTTTGCTCTGAAAGGCCAGGCTAAGGGTCTCAACTTCAGTGTGATTCGTAATCGCCTTGAGAAGAAAATTACAGAGGTTGCATTTTATGACGCAGAAGATCTAGATGTAGGTGATTTCCTGGTGTTTCCTATACCAACGTATGAGTCCGATATTGCAACTATCAGCCAAGATGACTGCCGTTTCTACGGTATCATTTTGGGAGATGGCTATATATCATCTTCTGTTGCAGGAGTCTGTCTAAATGATACTAGTAAGAAAGAAACTTGTGAGTTTGTTGTAAATTATCTTGAAAATCGTGGTATCAAAGTCAATATCTATAATGAAAATGTAACTGTAAAGATTTGTTGGTCAACAACTTCTCCAGGATTTAAGTTTACTAAAGTGCAAATTTATGATGAGAATCATCAAAAGAAAGTAGATCCCGCATTTCTTCATTTGCCCATTAATAAGGTAAAACAGATTATTCGTGGAATAATTGAGACAGATGGATGTGTAGGAACAAAGGAGATTGCGGTTGAACTCTCTTCTTATCCACTAATTGAGGATCTCAGATACATGCTACTTCGTATGGGTGCACTATCATCTGGCTATGAGAGGGATCGTGTTGGAAGTGTCTCTACAACAAAAGATATTATGACAAAACTTCCAACTGCAGTTCTGCGTATTCCTAGGATTCCAGAAATCCTTGCAATGTTTCCTAATGCACCCAGTGGAGAATTCTTCAGTTACTTGACATATGAAAACAACCTTTATTCTCGGATTGAGACAATCACTCAAACTGAGTATACTGGGGTTGTTCATGACTTTGAGATTGATGGGCCACACGACTACACAGTTGCCCATCTTGGAGTAACGCATAATGGTGGTGGCAAGCGCAATGGGTCTTTTGCTATCTATTTGGAACCCTGGCACGCCGACGTAGAGGACTTTCTCAAGCTCAAGCTCAATACTGGCTCAGAGGAGGAGCGTGCACGTGATCTCTTCTACGCCCTCTGGATTCCAGATCTCTTCATGCGCCGTGTGGAGGAGGATGGTCTCTGGAGCTTATTCTGCCCCAATGAGGCACCTGGGCTTGCAGATGTCTATGGCGACGAGTTTGAGGCGCTGTATACCAAGTACGAGGCCGAGGGGCGTGCACGCAAGTCCGTATCGGCTCAGAAACTATGGTTCAAGGTCCTAGATTCGCAGATTGAGACGGGCACCCCCTATCTCCTGTATAAGGATGCTGCAAACAAGAAGAGTAACCAGAAGAATCTCGGGGTAATTAAGTCATCCAATCTCTGCACAGAGATCATGGAGTTTTCAGCTCCTGATGAGACTGCCGTCTGCAACCTGGCATCTATTGCACTACCTTCCTTTGTTGTCAGTGATGCAAATGGTGAAGCAACTCACTTTGACTTTGCTGAGTTGCGCAAGGTGACTGCGTCTGTAGTCAAGGCACTCAACCAAGTAATTGATATTAATTTCTATCCGACACCTGAGACAAAGCGATCCAATATGCGCCATAGGCCTATTGGCCTTGGTATTCAGGGTCTCGCTGATGTCTTTGCAATGCTGCGGCTGCCATGGGAGACACCTGAGGCAGCGAGACTGAACCAGCTTATCTTTGAGCACATGTATTTTGCGGCAGTTGAGGCAAGTACAGATATAGCCCTGGTTGATGGTGCGTATGATACTTTTGAAGGTTCACCTGCATCGCAGGGTATCTTGCAGCCTGACCTCTGGTCTATTCAACCTATCACAGAGAAGGAGGGTACATTAAACTGGGCAAAGTTGCGTGCTACTGCAAAGTTAGCTATGCGCAATTCTCTTCTTGTGGCTCCTATGCCTACTGCATCCACGAGCCAGATTCTCGGTTACACAGAGTGTTTTGAGCCGATGACAAGCAATATCTATGCTAGGCGCACTCTGGCTGGTGAGTATGTTGTGATCAACAAATATCTCTTGAATACTCTGATGAAGCGTGGGCTCTGGAATGATGCACTCAAGCAACAGATTATTGCACAGAATGGAAGCGTTCAGGGTCTTGCAACAATCCCTGAGGATATTCAGGCAGTGTTCAAGACTTCTTGGGAGATCAAGCAGCGCTCACTCATTGACATGGCCGCGGCTAGGGGTGCTTTCATCTGCCAGAGTCAGAGTCTCAATCTTTCCATTGAGAATCCGACGTATGCAAAGCTGACAAGTATGCATTTCCACGGATGGAAGCAGGGTCTCAAGACAGGTTGCTATTATCTGAGGACAAAGGCCCCGGTTATGGCCCAGAAATTTACAGTAGATCCTCTCTTGCTGCAGGGATCCACTAGTAATACTGCAGTGGATTTGAGTACAGATGCTGATGCAGATGCTGATGCAGATGACTCTAGTGATGAGGAGCTAACACCCGAGCAGAAGAAAGCAGCCGACCGAAAGGCCTTGCTGGAGCGGCTTTCTAAGGAGTATGAAGATTCTGTAAAAGAAGCGGCAGATGGTGGTTGCACTATGTGTTCATCCTAGGTAGATAGGCATGGAAGCCCAATATAAATTAAAGTATGCCTTAGAAAATTTAAAAGAGAATCCAACTGAACAGATTTATGGAAAGGTAAAGGATATCTTAGGCAAGGAAGGCACACTAGATGCAGACAATCAAGATATTTTTGATTCAGTCTCATCTTATATTGATGAGGTGGATGCACAGTCTAAAATGCTCTATAAGGAATTAGGCCCCTACAGATTTTTTAATGGATTAAAACCTGACTCTGCAAAGGTTAGCGCTTTTGCAGAATCAGTTGAATTAATTTGTGGTTTAGCGCCTGAAAAAGTACCTGAGATGCTAAGGTTGGTGGAGAAGATGCATCCTAATGCTCAAACTACAATAGATTCTAATGGCTGTATCTTAGTTAAAGAAGTTATGCAGCGGATTCAACCGCCGGAGCGGATTCAACCTGAACACCAATAAGACCGTGTAGCCAAGTAATGAATCGTTGATCCCAGCCCCAGAAACATCCAGTCTGCGCTCTACCAGCAATGACGCGACCACTTGTGTTGGTCCCGTGATTGAGAGCAACTAAAATCTGCTGAGGAGGAATCTCTAGGAACTGATTTGTCGCCATACACTTGTCAACAAATCCCTCACCCTCACTCTGCTGCACATCAGGAAAGGGATTCTCTAAGGCAAAATCCTTGTAAAAACAGAAAGACGCCTCAGAAACGCGCTGGGACTGTTTAAGAGCCCAGGGGGGTGTATTGACTGCACTGATACCCAGATTCAGATCATACATTGCAATTGTAGTACACCCTACAACTTTCTTACTGGTGCCTGCCGCAGATAAAAGCCAAGCCACACGACGTCTAAAAGAAGTCTCAGGATAAACATCGTCATCATCCATATTTAAACAAATATCGTGCTTGGCAGCTTTTACAGCCCGATTACGTTTATAGCCAATACTGCGTTTATGAGACATAGGGACATAGGTAATCTCAATCTGGGGGTCTCTAGACTCAAAAGCCTTGATTTTGTCCATAGAAGCCTTGGCAGGGTCATCACTGTCCTCCACAATGACCCACTGAATCTTGGACTTGGGATAATCTGTAACTAGCATGTTGATGAACGCGAGATCAATAAAATTGCGTCTATTATAAGTCAGAGTTAAGACAGAAATTGGAGGGCATACATCCATGGCAATAGTGGGTGGCATCTTACGCACTTCTTTAGCCGTATTCAAAAATTTAATAATACGGTTTCCAACAATTTTAACAAAGTCTTTCAGTCTCCCCTCTGATTCCTGTACTTGCTCCTCACCGTAAGGTACTACCTGTAGGGCTGCCTTCAGATCATTTGTGGTGACTGCTGAGAAATCTGCCACAAAACCTAAATGATCTGCACTAGAACGTCTAACCGGTGTCTGAAGAAAACTCGCGTAGGGTCTACCCTTGTAGTATTCCTCATAGACAGGTAGAGTATTTAGAAGTAGACCAGCAGATCTAGCCTCAGCCTGGGCCGCAGTAAATCCAAATCCCTCAGCTGCACTGATACAGACGTGAATAGCTGAGCTGCGATTCAGCTCCTCTAGCTCACTGGCCTCTAGGAAGCCACGCTTCACCGTAACGGAAGCAGGATATAATTTAAAGCCAGATAAATCAGCCTCCTCCAGGGTGGTAGTAACGGTCAGAGGAAAGTTTGTAGGCCACAGAGGCAGCAAGGCCCTAGCAGCTGCGTGTTTATTTTGGGATGCACCAAGAACCCAGAGAGCCTGTTTGAGCCCCAGCGCATCGGGCTTGACAGGTTTCAGTGGCCCCTTGACTGCCCAAGGTACATAACTAGCATTGGGACCAAACTCCTCTAGCCTAGACTGTTCCTTTACCCACACCTGAGTAAAACGTTCTGCATAGGGAAGCCACGCAGGTGAGCACCACTCAGGATTCACCATCCAAATGTGTACAGGTGCCCACGGTAGCCATACAGGGTGAGGAATCTCCAGATGAATAACAATATCGGCATTGGAAGGTGGTTGCAGAGGATCTAGCCTTACAAACTCAATCTCATAGTTATCTTTATTTGCCTCCACGATTGCATGCTCAATAAGGGCAGCATCCTGACTGAGACCAAAAGTATTAGACTGATTCCACAAGAAAACTACGCGTTTCATTTCTGTATAGATAATATAGATAGGGTTTAGATACTAGATGGCAAGCACGGATGATGCAAAACAGTGCCCTTGGTGTGAGAGATGGTGTTTGAAAGATGCAGCATGCAACTATATTTTTGCGTGTGGCCTTCAAACAAATAATAGCTTTGTAGTAGGCGCAGGATGTGGAAAGTCCTGGTGCTGGCAATGTGGCAAGAAATTCTGCGGCCAGTACTATGATCCTCAAACAGGCTCTAAACTCCCGACGGCCAGAGATAATCACGGTGAGTGTTGTAAGACCGATGGAGGTTTCAAACAGGAGGACTACTGTGAAGGAGGTCACAATAGTCACTGTGAAAAGCGTTGGTAAGAATAGATGGGTCTTAAATTAAAAACTATACATTGGAATATAATAATAATTATTGTAATACTTATTATAATTATTGTATTCAATTATGGCATAAATACTGAATCAAAGATAATGACATTTCCACCGACACTTTTTATAAATCTCAATAAGGAAACGGGCAGATTAAAGACAATAACTGATGACTTTAAATTTGCAGGATGGCCAGTACCTTTAGAGCGTGTAGAAGCAGTAGAAAGAAAACCTGGTTATATTGGCTGCACTTTATCTCATATGAAGTGCCTAGAATTGGCAATTCAACGTAATTATGACTGGGTCTTAATCTTAGAGGATGATTGTTTTTTAAAGCCCAGAGCCAGAGATCATTTCACGGCATTACTTCCCGAGTTATGGGAAACTAGAAATAGTTGGGATATTTATTCGGCTGGACCTGTTACAATTAACTCACAAGAACTCATAAACAGAAAATCTGGTTTATTTAAGATAACAGGGCAAAGTTCTCATTTTGTCTTAGTTCATAAAGAAGGGTGTAAGAAAATTCTGAAAGAAATTTCTAAATTAAAAGGATTAGAGCCAATTGATTGGTTTTATAGGCACCACATGAGAACTCTTACATCCGTACCTTATATTGCTACACAACGTCCTGGAATAAGTAGGGTAGTAATAAAAGGAGATAGTAAGGAAGTTGATCACACTGAAACATTTAATAAAACTGAACAACAACTAATAGGATATCTATAATTAGGAAGCCACCTATGGCTAAACTAGCAGCATCAGGCAATATATCACCCATACGAGATTTAGGTTTCTTAGCCTGGCAAAATGATCTCTCGTGGATGGAAGGACAGCAGGGCCCGAGATGGGACGCTGCAGTGGCCTTTGAGAATTTACAGTTTACGGATGCTCTGAAACCTTTAAAACATCTAGTCAAAGACTTTAACAAAGATTTAAAAATCTTGGAATCTGAGCCTGATAAGTACAAGAGTTGGTCAATACAACATAATCTTTTTTCACCAATTCAAACTTGGTCTTATAGCTCTGAAAAATTTTCTATAGATGCTTGGGATGGAGATCTGAGCCCTAGTGCTAAATACATTGCCGCTGCAGTTCAGAATCCCGATGGCTATGAGCGATTCACCCTAGAAATCTATAAGAAAGATGAACCATTTAAGAAAGTCCAACAAGTTCCGAATGTTGGTCCAAATGTAGCATTCTTAGATAGTCATCTAGTGGCATATCTAGGATCTGAAACCGATCACCGTTACAACTCTCTGAGAACTATTCATGTAAAATCTGGTGAGATTACTATATTGTATGAGTTACCAACTGATCCAACTCAGAATCTGGAGCTCAGAAGGCTAGAAGACGGATCTGCCTGTATAATCAAATCTGACTTTGTTACTGAGGAACTTGGCATTATATCTGATGACCATAAATCAGTGGCATGGGTCTCCAAAGGTGACAGTATAATACCTGTAACTAAAGATACTTGGATAAAGGATAATAAGACATCTCTTGGTCTTCCTACCGATGAAAAGCTAGAGTCTATTTCTTTGAAAGGTGAGTGGGCTGTTACAGTTGCAAATAGTATTAGGACAGTCTGGAGTATAAAAGATGCTAAAGCTAAATCCCAAATTTTTGTCTGGGGTGAGATTGCATATGATTCTAGAAAACCTAGCAAACTTTCTATATCTGATATGCGTTATACGCCCTACGAGGTGGACACTTTAAAATGGAAACTATCACCTCTTAGACCATATCCTTATGTCTGCTCATATTACAATACAAAAGCACCGACCTTTGTGGTTTTCAATAATAACAGAGGCCTCCAGGGTCCAAGGGGTCTCTTAGTGACTGCGTACAGTGCATACGGTATGACGACAAAAGTGGGTACTCTAGTAAAACGTTGGCTTCCTCTTTTAAAAGCTGGTTGGGCCATAGCCTCGGTTGCCTTACCCGGCAGCGGTGATGCCAACTTAGCCTGGAGACGAGCTGGACAACGTGAAAACCGGTTTGAAGCAATTCAAACCTTTATTGAGGCTATTAAAGACTTACAAGAAGAATTTAGTTTAACGCCAAATCAGACTGCACTTTATGGAAGATCTGCTGGTGGTCTCCTAGTCACTGCAGCAGTTGGGCAAGATCCTGGTCTAGTTGGTGCCATCTACGTAGAATCACCCTACGTAGATATTCTGCGTACAATTTCAAATCCCTTTTATTCGTTGAGCAAACTGGAGACAAAAGAATTTGGTATTGGATCTAATCCAACAGATGTAATTGCAACGGGCCGATGGAGTCCAATGGAAAGGATTCCTGCAGAAGGTTATCCAGATCTTTTTGTTGTGGCCAGAACGGATAAGGCAGATTTAGAAGTGTATCCATATGAAGTTCTTAAATATATACAAAGGGTACGAGGGCCATTTGGTAAAGGTAAACAAGAAAAAAAACTTGTTTTTGTATCAGAGTCAAAAGGACATTTTACAACAGACCCGAAAACACGTGCGGAAGATTTGGCACTCTTAGAAAACTGGTTATCTAAAAAAGAAAATAAAGCTAATAAAAATCTAGGGGATAAGTATAAGATGAATGGACCTATGATGCCTAAAATGCCTATGAAGGGTGGTAGACGTACTCGTAAGAACCGTAATAACATGAGCATGAGAAATAGAAATCGCAAGAACAGGAATCGTAATAACATGAGCATGAGAAATCGCAGGCGTAATAGATATTAAATTTATTTATAATATTACCATTATAATTTACTGAGCCATACTCTAAGATTGCTTAGTAAATTATATAACATACTATTCCGGTTATAAAAAAAAAGTAAATCTAAATTTAACTATGACTTAGATAGATAGTGGATGAAGGTGTCACAAATATTATATATATGTCTTTTTCTGGCAATAATTGTGGTAGCGGTAAAAAGCACCCATCTTCTTGATGGATTTGAAGATATACATCAGGCAGATCCCATCATAGCTAAAGGGATTAAAGAAGCTAGACTAGATATCCAAGTCCAACCTAATTCTTCTAAACCAGGCACTCTTCCATCTGGTCCCTATGCCCAGACTGCATCTGTAGGATCTTATCAATACCAAGATCCTGCTCAGCTTCCTGCTGTGTTAAAACAAATGCAAAATTTACAGGAAGACATAAAAGCATTCTTAGTATTTGAGGGCCCAAGCATTGGAAATAGTAGTGACCCAACTGTCTCCCTACCACTCACCCAGATTCAGGCTGATAGTAGAAAACTACAGCAAGAAATTGCTGTCTTGGAAAGAAACCCCGGTATCCAGTCTTCATTGAATCAACAAGAGTTGGCTGATATGCAAGAGGGTCTTACCTTCCTGCAGCGCAAAGTCCGACTTTTTCAGACTTCAGGTGTAGTTTCAGACTCAAATGCTGGCAAAGAAGGGTTTACAAATCCATCACAAGGTAAAACAAAAGCCACCAAAGTTGAGTTACAGCTTCTTCAGACAAAGATCACAGCTGCAATTCTGACTCTCTCATCTAGTGGTACAACTGATCCAGTTGTCCAGGCAAGAATCAAGAATCTACAGGCAATGTACACGGATACTACCGATATGATAAATAAGTTAAACAAAGGCATTTGGACAGGAACCGATGTCCCGGTCTATAGCCAAGATATTAAAGCAATTATACCTAATTTAGCTGATCCTAAAAAGGTCATTCCTGATATTACAAGACAAGGAAGTGGTAAGAAATTAAGCCCTGTTGAACAGTATATTGCAACACTTGTTGGTGAAGAAAATACACCAGATGTATTCAAGAATTTAAAGGAAAAAGGTATGTTTAAGATGACATTTGATTTAGGATATAATATATCACCACCTGAAAAATCTCATAGCCACCTTGGCCACCTTGGCCACCTTGGCCAACATAGCCAGCTTGGCCAACTTGGGTCAAATATGGTTTCTACAAATACTACGTATGATTTATTGACTGATAAAGAACATTCAAGCTCTAATCCTAGCATGGATTCTATTCAACCAAGTTCAGCTGTAACAATGAATGGTCCTTATGATAATACCATGTCCGGTATGGATGATAGAGCAGAAGCAATTCAAAAATCCAATACGCCATCACATTTGGATTGGAAAGCAAGAGCCAAGGGTATTTGTGATCAGATAAAACAGCGTGGCCTGGACCCTCTAGACTTTGGTTGTATACCCGAGGGATCTAAATTATCACCGGCGTATTCTTGGCGTGGTCATACAAAGATGGTGTGCGGTCGTCTAGGATCTACAATGGACCCTGGTCTTCCACAAACATGCGGATGCCCACCTCCTAATTGGAAAGGTTGGACACTACCCGACTGCTTATCTGGACCAGCACCTGTTGGATCTTCAAATAAAGATAGATGTAAAATATAAATACAAACTACGTTTTTATTGTGCTAAGTTAGAAAGGTGATGAAGTTCACTAAGGTCCATATGTTTTTAATTGGCTTTGTAGCTTTACTTCTAGGAGGTGGTTTAATATACGGGTTTCAATTTACTCGCGTAGGATTCAGAAATTTTGAAGGGTTTGATGATTTATCTGACGATAGTGAATATACTGCCCCGGTATGTGGGAGATGTAAAAAACCTAAGCCATCATGTGGCTGCCCTTCTACTAATGGTGCCACTGCTGCTGCTACTGCCGCTGCAGCAGCTATTTTACCTACACCTGCACCTGTTGCTCCTTGCCCGCGTACAATGGAGCCTGATTTGAGTAAGTATATTTTAAAATCTCAAGTGCCTTCTACAAATTCTCTGATGCCTGACATGTCTAATTACATGTTAAAGACTGAATGCCCACCTGTTCCTGATTTAAGTAAGTATGTCTTGAAGAGTAGTATACCCAAACCCCAACCAGTCATTGTTGATAATAGTTCTTGTATGAAAGAAGCTGGTGAGTGCCCACCTTGCCCTAGACCTCGGTGCCCTGAAGTGAAATGCCCTGCACCTATTAAATGCCCTCCTCCGGCTCCTTGCCCAAGACCCGTGTGCCCACCTACGGTAGTGAAGTGCAAGTCTGAAGAACAGACTGGATCTACTGTGCGTCCTTTCTTAGCTCCTCTGAATATGAATGGGTTTGGTATGGCTTGATCTTTTTAAAAAAAAGATCGCAAAAAAGTTGCAGGGTAAACAGTTTCTTTAATTTAAAAGTGCAGCAAAAAATTGTGTGTCTTTAAATAATTATGTAATATGTATAGTATCATAGAATATACTATACATATTTTTAATCATGTAAAATAGATGGATCGTGGAATCCGCTTAGAAACAACCAGTTCATATGATGAAAATAAATATGAGTCTTTAGGGATTGTAAATGCAGCAATGTCTGTTACTGTATCATTTACACCACCAACACCTCCAAAAACAAGTTTTTTTGGATCTGCTCCAAAAGCTGTACCTGTTGATAAACAGCAGAAATTGACCTCTACAGAAAACCAGATGTTAAAGGCTCTAAAGAAACAGTTAATAATGAATGCTCCTCCTGGTACTGAACGTCTAATTGATTTTAAGATTAGTCCACCTGAGAATATTGCTCATCCACCCGAGTACATTCTATCTATGCTTGCTTCAGCTACGGCTATTAAAAAGTTACAGGGACAAGTACAACCACCATTAAATGTTCCAGTTAATGCGCCAGTTAATCCACTAATGGCTAATCAGCCAGTTAATCCTCCAGTGGCTAATATGCCAATAGCTAATGCACAAATGCCAATTGGATCACCTGGAATGTCACAACTACCTCAGATGTCAAAACCTTTAGATCCAATGTCACAACTACCTCAGATGTCAAGACCATTAAATCAAAATTTATTTAAAAGACAGTTAGGTGGTAAAAAATATAAAAGTAAAGTTAAATTAACAAAAAAGAAGAAAAGACATGCTAAGAAAACCCAAAAACATCATCATTAAATAGAGATGGACACCCGATTTTGGGGACCTTCCGGTTGGCGATTATTACATCTTGTAACATTCGCCTACGAGCCTGAAAATAAAAAAAATGTTGAACAAATGTTCAAAATGCTGCCATTTGTCTTACCGTGTAAGTATTGTCGTGCAAGTTTAACGGAATACATGATAAAAGACCCTCTAGAAGCTGCTTTAGAAACTAAAGGCAATTTAACGCGTTGGCTCTGGCGCATTCATAATGATGTGAATAAAAAACTCAAAGAACAGGGAATAGCTAAGTCTCAACCACCAGATCCACCTTTTGAAAAAGTTGAAGAATTCTATGAATCTATCTTAGCTACTGGATGTTCTAGAACAGACTTCCCAGGCTGGGATTTTCTCTTTTCAATTGCAGAACTTCACCCATTTTCTAAGTCTGCAACAGGGTCTGTGCCAATTCCTGGAATTGATTGTGATACGTTAAAAACAAAAGAAGAAAAGAATCAATGGAATTGTTTGAAGCCTGATGAACGAATGCCTTTCTATAAGAAATTCTGGCACAGCCTAGGTTTAACCCTACCATTCCCAGAATGGAGAAAGTCTTGGAGCAAGCATGCAAAGCATGCAGCCGATGGCAAGCATGCAAAGCATGCTACGTTAGAAACCCGAGCATCAACCATAAAGTGGCTCTGGAGACTCAGATGCAAGATGGAAAAAGATTTAAATCTGCTGAACTCATGCAAGTATAAGAGTCTGTGTAAGACTTTAAAAGTTCATCGTAGTGGCTGCAGTAAATCCGTCAGAGCTAAGACCTGTAGGAAAACACGTTAAATTTACTAAGAAAACTAAAGGTACAAAACAGAGATGGAGGCGGACATTACGAATTCTACAGAAGGACTAACAGCTTTTCAATGGATATTAGTCTTTATGTTATTGATAGGATGTCTACATTATTTATGGCTAATCTGGGAGGATAAATATTCAAATCCAGAAAGAATATCTGGTCTCACTGAAGGTTTCTCCGATGGTATCACAGATTCTGAACTGTCTAGAACAATCTGGTTTGAAAATGATGAACTCTTTGATGAATTCTATGCATCTGTTTATGATAATCTGACACAGCTTGCAGGAAGATTTCCCCAAGAAGTCTCTTTAATCATACACCAGTGGAAGAAAACTGCCAAACTTGATACAATGGATATCTTGGATTGCGGTTGTGGTACAGGTATTGCAACAGTATATTTTGCTAAACAGGGAGTAAATTCTATCATAGGCCTGGACTCTTCTGAAGCTATGCTCCGGCGTGCTCGTAATGTGACCTTGTTAGCAGCAAACTTGGACAAAACTCAGCGTGAAAGTGTTTCTTTTTTGAATGGCGATATGATGCAAGAATTCACTTTTTCTCCTGGTCAATTTAGTCACGCAGTCTTACTCTTTTTCACATTTTACTATGCTAAAGATGGTGCGGGTCTATTCAAAAATCTATATTCATGGATTCGCCCCGGCGGTGCTCTAGCTATTGAGGTAGTAAATAAGTATAAGTTTGATCCAGTTTTAGAATCTTCATCACCTTTTTTGGGCACGAGCATCCAGAAATATTCTAAGAAACGCGTGACTAAGAGTACGGTAGAGTTTGACAAGTTCTCCTATGATGCTGAATTTGACTTGCAAGATCCAGATGCAGAATTTAGGGAGACATTCAGATTTAAGGATAAGTCGGTGAGAAGACAACGCCATTCAATGTTAATGCGGGATATTACAGAAATTGTGAAACAGGGTCAACAAGCAGGATGGAATTACACGGGTAATATTGACCTTGTGACGGCAGGATTTGAGTATGCATATGTCTTGATGTTTTCGCATCCATAAATCTAAGACACACATTCAAATAGACCATCAAGAATATATTGATTTAACTCAGCAGTTGATATAGTTGTGTAGTTATAGATAATTGTAATATAAAAAAAATACTCATACAAAGCCAAGACTACTACAAATGCCAAATGCTCTAAGAGGAGTTTTTGCCATTCAACTTGGATCTTCTTTAAATAAATGAAAAGTGCACTGAGACCAATTATAAGAAGACATATTGCTGAATATCCAATAGACAAATGAAGCAAGCCTGTATTGTATCTTGATCGGCTATTAGCTGATCTGACACCTTCTGTATCTATAGTAGTCTTATTTACTTCATATTTAATAATATCAAAAATAAGCCCCTTACTAAAGTTAGACCACGAATTACACGATTGTATAAGAGGTCTATAGTAGGCATCTATTGTATTTTTAATACCTGTATTTTCTGATGCACTCACGTAAAGAAAATAGAAGAGGGTCTCAAAACTAGAAATAAAAAAAATATGAAGGGCGCCTTTTAAGATAAATATGATCACAGTATGATACAAAGGTGGCTCATCTAACTTTAAAGGTTCTATAAAAAATGGTTCTGGAATATAAAGTGGTTCTAAGACAAGTGTATTTTGTAGGGATGGTGACCGTATTAGAAACGAGTCACTATATGACGGCGGACGCCTCATTACTTTTTAGTGTGAAGTAAAGTTTAAGTTCTTAAGACACGGTAGAGGGATGCAAAATATCCTAGACACGTTACAGCCCGGTCTAATACGAGGAGAAGAACATTTGCCTTTTGATCCTGAGAAAGGTTACTTTTATGTAGAGCATCCCACTGAGGGTTGGCGGGTTTTTTTACGCGCGGCGTGCTTTGTTCATGAGGAAGGTGCTCACTTTGACCCTAAACGTTTTCTTGTAGTAAAACGCACAGGTGATCATCCATCTGCAAAGGCCTGGGAACCACCAAAGGGGCAGATGGAAGGTAAGGATGCCTTAAAACATCCCAGGACACCTGTAATCAAGCTCATAGAAGAAAATGTCCGGCGAGAGGTCTTTGAAGAGTCACATGTCAAAACCATTCACGGCTTGGAATACACGGGTATGGTGTATCAGAATAGAGAGAAAGATTATCCTCCAAATTGGTTTTTTCAGTATCATATCTTTAGAGCCGTTTCACCAACTAAAGAAATCCAAACTGCCTTAAACTGGTTTGCTTGGCTCAAAAATCATCCCAAATTTTTTGCACGGATGAAACGTGATAAGAAAGAGAAAGATGCGCTGCGCTGGTTTGATCTTAGAGAGACTAAGATGATGGGACGCTGGTCACCTTCCATTGCAGCAATGTATATCCAGGCATATGATAGATAAACATGAAAATGCTAAAAAAAATATTAAAATCTTTTGGAGATTTTATTGCTTGTAGGAAAAGATTTTGGTTTGATCCAAATTCATATTGTAATCTTGTCTTTATAGGTATTATCTTTATATTGGCAGGATTATATATATACCGCAATTTTTTTAAAGAGGGGTTTGGGACTAGTCCCGGTACGATGGTCCAGCTACAGACAAGCCACGTACCTACTGAAGAAGACGCATATTATTACAAATATGTATACCCTAAGTTAGTGCGTAAAGAAATTTATAATATGACTGAGTCTGATTTATAATATTGTAAATATATAGAATGCCAACGCCTGCAGAATTAAAGTGGGGAACAATACAAAAAGATGGCAAGACACAATATACTTGTGGACCAGAAATTACACCAAATCTTCCTAAAATTAAATGTGATCTACTTCCAGGATGGGAACATAAAGCATCTAGCTCTACTGGTAAATTATATTATGTGTGTCGATATGGAAATGAGGGAAGGGGATTTACACAGTGGTCAGCGCCTACTGAACCGTGTACTAAGGACTCACGAAAAAAAGGAAAAACTACAAATGCAAATCCTTCTCCAGTATTAACCCCTACTGATAAGGTTGTAAGTGTAGATGGCACTCCCCTTGTAACTCCCGCCCCGTCACCTAAACCAGGACCAATATCACCAGGATTAAATGGCAGAGGCGTACTTCCCCTTGCTCCTCCCCAAGTTAGCTCAATTAAAAAAGCAGGAATTGCCCCTGCCCCTGTAACTCCCCGCCCATCAGGATTAAATGGCCTTGCCAATCCCAAAAGGCCTACTGGAGCTTTAGTGGCAGAACCAGTTAAAGCAACTTCAACTAAGATGCATGTAACAGTTCAAACAGCTAATGGTCCAAAGGAATATAATATTGTAGAAACACCCAAAGTACAAGCTGGAGGTAAAAGCAGATACAATAGAACTCGGCGGAATAAGAATAGGAATAGATCAAAGAAAAACAGAAAAAATAGAAATAGAAATAGAAATTAAAAGAGTCTAAATCTGCGCTTTGAGAAGAAATATACACTTACAAACATATATGCAATATACAAGAACACTAAAATAGTAAAGACCCATGTAATCATTTGAAATACACGCGAGAACTGGCAAAAAAACGTCTGATTATCAATAGGACATGTATTTACTGCAACAGCACCAGTAACCAAACCAACACCTGAACCAAAACCACCACCACTGCTGCCACCTTTAGCCATTATTAATATACTTTATCTTAGATATTTTCTAGCTTGACCGCCCTAACTTCTGGCAACTGTGCCTTCAACTTATTCATTCCTTCGCTCTTGTAATCAAACGTGCAAGAATGAGTCTCAGCATGTCTATGTTTCATGCAGTAAAATCCTACACATTTGCAAGCAGAATCTGTTAAAGTCAGCTTCTGTTTACAATCAGTCATCTCACAACGTTTAGGTCTAGGTTTAGGTTCAACCTTAGCTTTAGGAATGGGTAAGTCTTTTTTAGAAGAAATATTTTCAGATGACTTTAGATCATTTAACAAAATTTTAAGTGTTGTCTGATCAAGATTCCAAGTCTCATCCATTCTACTCTACCCGGGCTTGCGTTAAAGTAGACGCGACGTTTTTCAATTTTTACTGTAATAAGAATGTTCTGGAAAGGAAAAGCTAGTATATCTACGCAACTATGGGCATTCATTAAAAACCGCGAATTAGCTTTAGCAACTAGTTTGCCTCAACCTGAACTCTTAAATCCAGGAGGTCCTTGTAAAGTCAGTGTTGGATCTATTAAAGATGTAGCTGGTATTGTCAAACTTTTGAATTCTGAATATGATGAATCTGATACTACAAAATCAAAAACTGCTATAACTGAAGAATGGGTCAGAGCAAGTTTTCTTATGTACCAGGCTATTTGGATTGTGACCAAAGATCCTCTAGGAACTATACGCGGTTGTGTGACAAGTTTTAAATCTGCAGCGCCATATCCAAATGCTCTTGGTGGCTGTTCAATGGCAGATCCATGGGGTTTAGTTGACTGGTTTTGTGTGCATCCACTTTGGAGAGAAAAGGGTGTGGGCTCAGAAATGTTAGAGGCACTAGATCTGATTACTTTCAGAATTGGCAGAAAAGCACATATATTTTTAAAAGAAGGATATCCCTTATCATTACCTCAAATACCTATTTACAGTACATTCTTGTATTGTAGGCAGGCAGGATCTTCTTTAATAACAAAAATGCGTGAAGGAACTGGTCTTGGTGTTATGCCTTATCAGTGCAATGATAGGGAAACAGGTCTACCTCTAGTAAAAGTAGAGGGTATCCGAGGTTACAAAAGAGATACCGACCAAATTAAACTGTGGGAAGATGCATTAGACAAGGAGTTACCACCTTGCTGGGTCTTTGTAACTGCAGCAGATCATATTGATGAGAAACGTGGATGGGTTAGAGATTCCATGGTATCCATGTATGCATTTAGATGGATAGCAGGAAAATGGTTAGGAGGTGTTCCAGATTCTAGGGTGCTTTAATAACACCAGCAGAAGGTTCAGGACCAGGGCCAGGGCCAGGGGCAGGGGCAGGGGCAGCACCAGGACCAGGGCCAGCACCAGGGCCAGCACCAGGGCCAGCACCAGCACTAGGAGCAGCTGCAGCGCCAGCACCAACACTTGTATTTTTATTCTCATCAAGCCAGAGTTTTACACCTTGTTGATACTTCTTTTCACATCCCTCATAGTATTTCAAAAGTAAATCACGAGCTATATCTGTAATTTTATCTAAAGCAGGAAATCCAGCAATTAATAAGTTTTCTTTGATACCCCTTACTCTCCAATATCCACTAGAATCTTTATCAATATTAAAAATAGTTTGTAAAAACTTGGTAATTTCTATTGAACCATTGACATGGTCTGCCAATAGTTCTTGAGAAATATCACGTAGCTGTCTTATAACATTATCATTTTGTATGACAATACCACCATCTTTTATACCTTTACCATCAGGAACTGCTGCAGCCTTGGCCTGAATAGCATCACACTCTTTTGGTGTCTTCATTATAATCTCATTAAATCCCTTTGGTACCTTGGCATCAGCAGCTGGATCAGCAGTATCATTTAGTAATTTAAATGCCTCTTTTAACCTAACTAGAGCATCCTTCAGGTCATCTGTTTCAGTTTTAACAGCACGCCCATCTTCAGCGTCTACTACCTGTTGAACCGTTACGGTTCCCTGTGTAGCAGCATAATCACTAGTAGTAATCAAAGCTTTTAAGATTTCTTGTGACTTTTTAAATTCTTCTGGATTTACATTGATCTTACCGTATAATTGGGCAAATGTTTTTGTAGGTACGTAATGATCAAATGCAACTTGTTTATCTTTAATATCAGGAGCACTGAATTTGCAGACACGTGTATAATTTGCCTCGGTAGATCCTGGCTCACTATAGATTGCCTCTGGATTTAAGAGTTGTATTGCTCTCTTTACACAATGTTTACCAGAAGGCAGACTCTGTCTATCAGATGGCAATGTTTGGTTATACTCTGCGGTTCCTTTTAATAATTCACCATAAATTGTTTGAATTACAGGATTCTTAATATCAGACTTTTTTAAACGACCCTGATTACTACTAACTTCTCCAGTTGCATGGTCTTCATCCTCCCCTCTAATCTGATCCCTATCGGTTTTTGGTATCAATGGAGATCTTGCCTCTTCAATTGCATACTTTAAGAAATAGAAATTTAATAAAAATTTAATACTACTTTCAGAAAGTTTAAATGTATAATATTGTTGGGCTGCAGATTCAGCTTGAATTAAATCTGGACTCTTTACAATAGATGGATCAATTACAAAACGTTTATAACGATCGGAAGTATTAGACTCTTTTCTCGTTATACCTATTTGTCGCGCCTCATTCTTTTCTTGAGTATATTCTTGCTGACTACTACCTTTTGCTTTTATTCTAAATAACATATTTTTTAAAGATTTATTGTCATTAAGTATAGTATCATATATATGTATAATATAAATTTCATAAGAATATGCCATAATAGCTTTATTCTGAGGATTTTTTGTTATAATAAAAAACCTTGGAGGGCTCTTATTTATTTGCTCTTTAGTAATACCTGGTTGATAAGGCTTATATGAAACAAACAAGTCAGTTTCTGAAATCTTATATAGAGCGGTTTCATCAGATCGCCGTTTTCCAAGAGAGTCTATATATTGTACTTCTTCTTGAGACGGCTGTATAAGACTAGTTCTCAAGAATTCTAATGGACCTAGGAAAATAGTTTCTGCAACTGCGCCACCTCGTTGTGTATAGTAGACTTTGGGAAGACGTGCACCTATAAATTCGCGCTCAGAATATGGATTTTCTGTTATACTAGTAGAAGTGTCTAAACCGTTATCTTTAATGACCAGAAGCATTGATCCCAAAATTTGGTAAATGCGAACAAAGAAAAAAGCAATAACCTTGCAATTTTTCTTATGTTGCTCTTTAAAATCTCCAGTATATTGTTTAGGATCAAGTTTTGCATAACTCTGGAAATACATTTCACCCCCAACTGTTCTTGTAGTGGTATAGCCAAGAACATTAAATTGCTTTTCAATCATTTCTGAAAGTGCTATCACATATTTTTCAGGCTTTTCAGCAATATCAAAAGTTTCATGATCTGGTCTAGATGATTTATACATGAAATCAAAAAGAGCATTTGCCATATTAGTCATATCGGCAGTTTTTAATTTAAAATCTTCTTTGCTTTGAATTTTAGATGATGGAAGTAAAGAGAATTTAGAGGATCCCAGACCCATTCTTTCTACTTACCCTTAGATTCTGTTACGCCACATAGAGACGCCCATTGCCCCCTAGTCTCTTCTAGACGCTTCCAACACTTGATCAGAGTACCCGCTGAAACTGCACAGAGACCTGCAATTGTGTCAATAGTAATCTCCGTGTGACCCTTGATCTGAATGGCCGTTGCAATAGCCGCTGCGGCAAGAGATGGAGGCATATGCTCAGCACACAAAGACAAATCCTCCGCCGCGTTTGCAATGGCTACACTCAGACCTAAGATAACGGGAAACTCGGCCCTCTTGAGAGGGAGTTTACTGAGAGGGTGAGCAATGTAATGTGATGATCTTGTTGTTTGAAGTGCCGCTGGAGAGCCGGAGAAACCTTTAAGATTACCTTTCTGATGAGCAAGAGCCAATACTTCTTGGACATATTTGAATGCTTTTGTGAAATCACTTGTCTTAATGTGGAACATGTCTGCGACGTCCTTTGGCTTTCTGGGCTGACCGACTTGCTTGAGAGCAGAGAAGACACAGGAAGCTAGTATAGCAGATCTAGAAAGACCTCTCTTTTGGCAATGCTCAGTGAGAGCTACATAGTATTCTTTGCTTAGATCTAAGATGGTTGCATCAAGACCTTGATTTAATGCTGTGATTTGTAGAGTCTCAAAGACGTGGAGTAGACTACGCTCCTTGTAAGGAAGCATGTTCCAGGTGTGATAACGGCGGATCTTGTTCATTGACCAGCGACAATTTGCTGAGCCACCAGATTGGGTTGGGAGAATAACAGTGCCTAGACTTGATTCTGGGAAACGGTTATCTTGGGGCGCACCTACGCGACAGGGATCACCTCCACCACGATCATCTTGACTGAAATAACGGTATTCGGCAGTAAGATCTAGACACCGGGATATTACTGTACCACATTTAAGACACGTACTGACATCTAGATTTTCCCAAGTATCAAAGCTTGCTTCACACGTTGGGCAGTTTGCTACACCCAGTTTAGGCTGTTCATGCTGCTCAAGCCACGCTACATCTAAGAAAGTTTCAATAGACATATAAAAGTGTCCATTTAAACTTTTTAGTATCTGGTTCAATTTTTGGATTAGAGATCTGGAGTCTAACAATCTTTTTCAGGATCAAAATAATAGCCACCACCTGTTCCATAACCCATTGCTGGTGCTGGACTAGATTCTGGGCAAGAATCTGAAGAGCTGCGATTTGCTGCTTTAACACCGCTTAGAGTATTTATATCAACTGATCCTGATATTGCATTTTTTGTATTACGCATAAAACTAATCTTAGGTTTATCACCTGATGGGCAGGATACATTCATCATATTTCCATCTAAATCAGATCCTAGAGCTGCAGTACCATCAACTAATCCAAGGTTAGAATCTTCTATAGAATTTACAATATTTTTAGATATAGCTTTACTAGTTGCATCAGCAATGGCAGCAGCTTTGACTTCATCTGCTTTCTCTTTTGCTTCTACTGCTGCAACTGCTGCGGCTGCAGCAGGAGATAGAGTTGGACAACTTGCAGAATCAGGAGAGCTTCCAAACCAATTTAAATTATTTCTTGTTTCATAATTATTAGTGGGTACCGTTATATTAACAGATGAAAATTGTAAATTGTAAAATTCTTTTGAATTAGGGTCAGTACATATTGCATCAAAAGGACATTCTAAAGATGATAATGTTTTAAAAGAATTAGACTCATTAAAAGTAAAAACAAGAGATCCTTTTGCATCTTTATTTGAATAAAATTTAACCGTAGAACCCTTTGGAGCAAAAATTATTAATGCTGACGGTGAAGTCTTTGGATCAGTGTTAAATACAGAATCAACATTGCTTATTCCAGAAGAATAACACGACCATGAAATTTTTTGACCTAACAATTTAATAATTTCAGTTTCACTTGTTCCTTTATTAAATAATTCAATAATTTCTAAAGCTTTTTTTTCATCAATAGTTGAAGATATAGTTGTCCTACCTATTAATACACCATTATTTGGACATACTTTAGACATTGATGGTGAATCTCCTAAAGCTAATAAGTCATCTAAATTTTTCATTGTCTCAAACCCTTCCTTAGAAATCATTTTGGCAAGTTTTATTACAAGAAAAGCAAGGAAAGCAACTACTAAAGCTGCCGCCAATATATAGACCGGTCCCATCTATAATGCATAAGTATTTTTCACCTATAAAGAAATATCTTCTATAGACAAATGACAAGCGTAGCTACACCTGCCACAGGCTCAGAAGGCTTTGCATTTGAACGTCGTGTAGGTATTTTATTGGATCAGATGAAGGTGCTCCTACCAGATGACTGGGTCATGATAGTTCACACAGAACAAGGTATCCGGGAGTTCTTCAAAGAACAGAGTCTCAATGGTGTAGATCACATGATCCAACTCCAAGATCCCTCAGGTAGTCAACATGTTTTTTTCATCCAAGAAAAATGGAAACTCATGACAAATCAACGAGAAGTTTCTCAGTTCTTAGATTGCTGTGCAAGAATCTTGGCCAGAATGCCAGACTATAAAGGTGCTATTCACCGTCTCTGGGTATCTAGGACTATACCCTCTCAAAATGGTGAGAAATCTTTGCAAGAGGGCCAATGCATCATAGTTCAGACTTGTACATCTCAGAGTTTACTAGCTTTTAATACCGTCTTAGTAATCTCAGAAATTATTGGACAGCGTCAGATATCTATTGAGATTCTGAAATCATTGAATAGTTTATTACCTAATGCAGAAGAAGCTATTGTAGATCCAAAAGTTGCTGAAGATTTAGAGAAACAGCAGCCCCAAACATTTCAACCAGTGGTAAGTGATTTTGGTGAAAAAAGAGTTCTGCCTATAACAAATAAGACTGTAGTTTTAGTCAGAAAGGTTGGTTGATACTATTATTCCAACCCCTTTTAAACACAAGTCTACTTTTCTCTATACTGATTATTGATTACTTCTCTTCAAATGGGTACTTATATGTGTTTCTATAGGCAGCTTTTCGTTTAGCTACTTGGGCCCAGTAAATGGCACTATTTGAGGCATTGCGTTCTACACGATCACCGTGTATATCATTTCCATCTCGCATTGTCCCACCTACAATAGTATTAATCTTTGGCAGAATCATTGGCTCTTTTAGAATAGGAGTCTGAGTATTACCTGATTGCTCCATTGCACTCTTCCAAAGGGCCTCTTTATTAAAGGGTTTAGTTGGCATTTGGTTTACTTATTATATATTAAACTAAAATTTCAATTTTTTTACAAACGCCAATCCATCTGACCCATCAGTCTACTAGAGATTGACGCATTCAAAGTCCAATGCGAGCCATCGTGGACCGTGTGAATATAATGGAGACTGTGTTCCACTGACATTGTGTAACCAGCCTTGATAGCATATCTCATTGCCAAGATGCTGTCTGTACCAACTACACGCTCCTCAGGTAGGTCGGGCATATGCTGAACAAAACTCTTTGGCCACACTGCATTACCATCATTTAAGAGAAAATTCCAACCCACAATTCTGAGAACTTCATTCCAGTTCTCTTTATTAATCCGCATCCCACTAAAGTGTTTAATGCGATTTTCCTTGACACCAGTATCTATAAAAAGCCGCTCATTCTCTCCTGCACAATAAACAGTCTTCTCAGCATTGTCTCCATCTCTCTTGATACATTTCATTAGACTATCAAAATATGATGGCTCAAACCAATTATCGCTATCCAGTACAGCTACGTACTGTGTAGGGGCATTTAAGAGACACTGGCGCTTATTACCGTAAACACCAAGAACAAACTCATTCTGATACAGTCTCAGCTTGGGATTTTTATCATAGCCTTCTTCACAGATCTTTTCAATATCATTGCCATTTTCATCAGATATCAGAACACAGTCTATGAGGGGGTGATCCAGATAAATGGGCAACTGCTTCTTCAAAAACTTGTCCCACCTATCCATTGTTGGAATTGCCACAGTCAGAGTTAGCTTTGACATTTTACTATTAAAAAAAGACCGCAGCTTTTTATACCTCCATAAATCAAGATGAGTGCAGCTGGGGCAACACAAATGGGAAATGATAGCCGAGCTAATGTTTTGCCTGTAAAGCCTGCTTCCGGTCCTGGGTTCTTAGGACCTAACTATAATCCTGCTGACGAAATGTTACCACCAGCGGCAATTGGTGTAAAACGCGGTGGTGATCTTAATGATGTAGTAGACGCAGTCAAAGGCGTTATTTATTATGGAGACATGATTGGTTTTGGTGCACCATCATCAGCCTTTACTCAAGATAAGCCTGGTCTAAGACCCCTTGGTGTCAACTATTTCATTAATAGTGGCCTTACTTGCAGTAATGGTGCAACAATGTGGGAGTATGTTCAAACAATCCCAGATGGTTCAGCCTTAGGAGATAAAGTCAAAGATGCTCTTGCTGGTGTAGGTCTACCCGCTCTAAAGGGTATGGCTCCTGGTATGTTAGAAGACGTAAAATTTGCCCTAAACCCTGCACCAGTCATCAATGCGGTAGTTGGCAGTGGTTACCCCCAATGCGAACTAGTCAGTAAAAGAGTTGGTGATCACGATGGTCAGATTCAAAATGTTGATGGAAACTTACTTGTTGATCCCGTTGGAATTATGACATCTACTGGCGGCCCACCTTATTATCAGGAACACTGGGTTCAAAGAAAATATAAAATAGAACCCAGACGAGGAGAATCTCAAGAATCTGCTAATAACAGAGCTGACCCCATTCAGCTTGCTTACGAAGATTGGCAAGCTGAACCAAAAATCTACAAGGAAGATGGATGCCTTTTAAATCCTAATGGAAAAGAAGAGCAACCCAAATTTTGTAAAGCAAAAGCACCTTCAGAAATCTTGACTCTAAAAGATAAGACAACTGTAAATATCTATCGTGAAGGATTTATGAATTACTCGCCTTATAAAGTTTATAAAAGGAGAAATCCTCAAGCACTTGTTTCCTTGAGTGTGGCCGTTATATCAATAATGGCTCTTATTGCTTTTTGGGGTTTAAAAAAGAAGTAATGTATGCATTACGCTAGAGTATTGTAGGCATACCAGGCACTAGCGGCACCAGCCAGCTGCACAAGAGAATAGGTGACAAACTCCGTGGGACTGATAGCACCCTTCAGCAACATAGCAAGAGAGACAGCCGGATTCACGTGGGAGCCAGAAATACCACCCAGGAGGTACACATTCAAGGCCAACGTCAGACCAATCACTAAAGCATTACCCGTAACAAAGATAGACATTAACAGTAAAAAAGTTCCAAAAAATTCTGCAACTAAAGGGAGTGCATTCATTCTATTTCTATCTAGAGAACTTTTTTACAAGTTCATTTATATCACTCTACAATTTTCTGCAGTGGCCTAGCTGTATCTTGAATGGCTCCCTGAGTAAAGATCCGTGAACCAATATTCATAGTCTCCAACTCCTGAACCAAGAGCTTGTAGGCATATGGAATCTGAATGGATGCAAATTCCGTAGTATTATTACAACTCTTGCAAAGCCAGATATTAGATTCTGGATTTGCAATGGCTAGTAAGCCACACTTCCTGCATGTATAGCACTTGAATCCGTCACTACACTCCATAAAACGCTCCTTTGTAAATTCCATGACACCGTGAGCAGCAACGCAATCACGCTCCATCTCTCCAAACCGGAGACCACCCTCACGTGCTCTGCCTTCCGCCGGCTGCCTGGTAAGCATCACCAGAGGTCCACAGGCACGAGAATGCAACTTATCTGCTGAACAGTGCCTGAGGCGCTGATAGAAACATGGACCCATAAAGATCTTGGTTTCCATCTGCCGTCCCGTGTGGCCATTGTACATGACCTCATTGCCGTAGGGTTCTAGACCCATTTCATCTCTGAGTACCTTGGCTAAGCCGTCCAAAGTCATCTTCTTATTAAATGGCGTCCCATCACCTAAGCAGCCTGCATGACAGCCAATCTTGCCTAGAAGTGTCTCCATGAGCTGTGCAATAGTCATGCGCGAAGGAATACACTGTCCAGTAATAATAGGCCTTGATGCCTTGATAACGCAGCCTGATCCGTCTCTTTGAGCTCGGCGTGTAATAATGAACCCGTGTGGCATAGTCACACACCAAGTCAGACCATTGTAAGTGGTACGTTTCATATCACGCCGGGTATTTAGTGTAGGTTCTGAAGCCCTATGCGTATTTGTATAAGACACCTTCCATCCAGTATGTCTTGCCACAATTGGCCTTCCCTCCTTATCCTCACCTTTCACATCGCCCACATTGTGCTGAACAGTAAAGTGTGCAGAATATCCTGCATGGAGAGCAAGACGCATAATCTCATCACGGAAACGGGCCGATGAAGTCCAGATTACATTCCTATCAGCCTTCACACAACCATCGGCAAACCTGAGACCTGTTAGTACTGCTCGTGATTCAGGGGCAGATAGCTGCCACACCCAGTCAGCCATCCACTTTGCTGACTTGATATCCTCAGGAACAGTTTGAGATATGACATCTGGAACATTTGCAGCTTTTGCATATTTTACATATTTGTTGCCATACTCTTCACAGAATAGCTGAAACCACTGTTTATTAATAATTGACCACCTGTACCTGATAGGCCTGGTCTCATTTTGCCCACCAATCACATTATAAGTGTAATCAAGACCTTCTACAAGTTCCAGAGTGGCAAACCGCTCACGCAACCACTCATCATCAGCTTTCTTTGCAGGTGACATCTCCACTGAATTTCCACCAAACCGCAGACATCCATCACCCAACCAATAGCCATAAAGTTCAAGAAATGCCATATATTTATTAGGGCTTCCTGTAAGCCTCCATACGTCATCAAATCGTGTCCCATCATGCTCAATGCCTGCAGATGCCCTTCCAATGAACTTGATTGCATCTGCCTCAAATAATTGAGAAGCCTTGACCTTTTCATAATCTTTTACTAGACGGCGTGATGCACCCCTAGGGCCCTTTTGCATACCATCCCATGTTACACCTTCTCCATAGTATTTTCCTTTCTTGGCATACATGTCATGATCCTCTGTTACAAGGAGGGAGACGCCATTGCTTGCTGTCTCATTCTCCTCCCCATCCCAGTTACCCATCTCACCAGAATGAGTGAATTCCACCATTGACCGCTCCTTTGCCTCATTCAAGATGAAGTTTGTAGGATTCTCATATACTAGTGTATTGGTACGGTAATTGTATCCACCAACCCGCAAGGTACCTCGCTCATACCCTTCTTGTACTTCCCTCCAGTTCATAAATCCCTTTTCCGTTAGAATTTCATGATCATCCGCTAGACAGTGCGGATTGATGATGATATCAGGGATGATCCCAGAGGCAGTCTGGGGCATATCCTCCGGCTCCAGAAGCATCCCGCATGTACCTTTCTGGCCATGGCGACTTGAGAACTTGTCACCAATCTCAGGAGTTCTCAGTTCACGCATCCGAATCTTTACAAAAGAATATCCCTCGCCATTTCTGTTCTTGAAGATCTTGTCAACAAAGCCACTTTCATTATTTCTGGGCGTCCTGGAAACATCGCGGAACCTCTTGGCCCCTGCAGGCAAGACCATTCCAGTTGGAACGCGTAAAGGAACAACTTTTCCAACCAAGATATCATCTGAATTCACAAAAGTGTTCTCGGGAATAAATCCATCTGCTCCCAATTTTCCGTAATTCCCATTTCTGAGTTGCCGGGTCATCTCAGGATCTGGACGACCAAATCGCTCTTCCTCACCTGAAGATTGATTCTTCTTCTCCTCGTCTTTATACGTACGGAAGAAGACTGACTGAAAGAGACCACGATCTAATGAGCCCTTATTGATCATAATGGAATCCTCTTGATTGTAGCCACCGTAGGTCATAATGGCTACTACAATATTGCGCCCAGAAGGCATAGAATATGCACCATAGTACTTGCCCATCTTGGGAGACACAAGAGGTAGATTAGGATACATGAGCATATGAGCTAACGCATCAAAGCGCTCCTTGTAGTTCTGGGCAAAGACGCCCATTGCCTGCTTTCCCATGGCACACTGATAGGCATTCCTAGGTGACTGATTATGGTCAGGAAAAGGAATAGTGGATGCTAGAGACCCTAGGATGACACAGGGGTGGATCTCAACATGGGAGTATGTAGATGCATCACCCTCAAGCTTGTTCAACAAATCATCAGGATCCATTGCAATCATAGCCTGCTCTGTCTCACCCGCATCCAAATACTCTAGGAGATGATGACCGTTACTGGGTGTCTGCCAACGCAGAATATCCTCCCAAGTCTTACAGCTATTGATCTCATCAATCATCTTGGCCCTTTCACTTAGAGGTGCCCTCATAATCTCAAGAATAGCTGGTGCAAAGTACAGAGGGCGCACTAGCCTGCCGGCTTCTGTTGAGAGCCAGAGCTCCTTCACGGTTGGCTTCCAGACAATAGCAATCTGCCGTTGAATGAATCCAGAACGCTTGGCCTTACGGAGCCGCTTGATACAGTCAAGAGCAGAAGAAGGTGGGAACATACCAATCCACTTGCCATTGATGAAGATACGGGCACCCTCAAACAATTGCTCAATAGGGAGACCCTTAATTGGCAAGAACTCAGGCATCCCCTGAATGAGATCTGTTACAACACCCTTATTGCAAGCCTGAGTGATACAGGCCGTTGAGGCCAGATTCTTCACCACACCAACTGAGTGACCCTCTGGAGTCTCATTGGGGCAGATGAAGCCCCACTGGGTATTGTGCAGCTTCCTAGGCGCAATGAGCTTGCCTGCAGTCTTTTCAATAGGTGTAGAGATACGCCTCAAATGGGATAGTGAGGACACATAGTTGAGCCGGCCTAGGACTTGGCTCACACCAATCTTGGGAGGACCACCCACTTTTGCCGAGCCAAAGTTGCCTGTAGACAGAGCTGACTTCAGACCGACCTCCACAATAGTGGACTTGATGACTTTGTATAGATTGCTCATATTCAAGATCTCCTGGAATGACCCTGTTGCCCGCCAGGAACCACTGTGGATCTCCTTGGCAATAGATGCCTTCATATCCTTGAGCATCTTAACTTGGAAGAAAGTGCGGAAGAGATTGCCCAGAAGAAAGCCGGGCGAATCCACACGCTTATTTGGGTACGAATCACGGTCATCATTGTTGATGCGCTTATAGGCAACCCACAGCAGCTTGCGGGTCATATGGGCCAGGAAACACGCCTTCTCATAAGACTCCTCTAGACCACCAATGTGTGGATACAGCTCGTCACGCAGAAGATCTTCTACCGTGATAGCCCTGGTAGGCTTACCTGTCCAGACATTAATATTGCGCTTCATCCACTGCTGTGCCTCCTCTTGTGTCTTAATCACGGAGCCCTCAGTAATGGTCTCAATGATGAGGGATTCAAAGATCTGGTCTTGGTCATCACCCAAGATCATCTTGACAATCTTCTCATCTTCTAGAACGCCTAGGGCACGAAACAGAATGAACAGGGGGATCTCAGTCTTCATCCTGGGAATGGTTGCACGTAGATACATGATTTGCTGGTTCTTAGGATGATACTGAATCCGAACAGAATTGGACTTGGGTACCTGTTCATTCATAGGGCCAATGGACTTCACCTCAATGACCTCCCACTCCTTTGCCTGATTACGATTATTGCGGAAGACAACGGGGCGATTCTCTGACATACGCTCCTGTGAAATAATAGTGCGCTCACCACCTCCAACAATGAAATAGCCACCAACATCCTCAGGACACTCCCCAAGATCCATAGGGTGAATGTGACCCTGGTCCTTGAGAAGACAGAGCCGACTGCCAACCATGACGGGAATCTTGCCAAGATGAACATTGGGAAAGACACGTTGATGGCTAGCTTTTTGATTAAGCTGATTGTCGGTACGAATGATGGTCACTTTGATGTCAACGGTCAGAGGAGACGCATAGGTAAGATTGCGCAACCTGGCGTCATTGGGTAGCATGGGCAGGACGGCACCATTATTTTCAAAGATGGTTGGCTTTCGCAGCTGGGGTTTCTCAAACTCAACCTGAACCTCGTATTCATAGCGTACTGCTGCACGGGCAGCGGCAAGAGCTGCTGCAGAAGCGGCAACAGCAGCTGCGGCAGCTTTAGACTCCGCATCATCTTTAATAGGACCCATGAGAGCATTAGCGGCTGATGTTGAAAGACCAGTGGCAGAAGCTAATACGGATCTGGGCCCAGATAAAGGAATCTCTGGACTACCTTTCACAATAACAGGATTGATTGCTTGGAGAATCTCTGGAACATCATGCAGAATGAAATGATTAAATGACTCAATTTGGTGGGCAATAATCTGTTTCTTTTCCATTTGCTGGAAATAAAGATCCAGAAGCTTCATATTATCTGGAACAGCCGCGGACATTTGTGTACATATCTCATTAAAACTAGAAAGTCAATTTTTATACAACAGCCTAAAGGGCTCGTTTTAATTTTATTCTTAAAAAATCGTGATAGCGTAAGATGGATTCATCCATTAAAACATTGACAATTACGGGTACAGCAGCTTCAGGATCTGAAGCAAAGAAGTCCCGGCGTGCATCAAGACGTAAAAAAGTAGAGAATGAAGCTGAAGAGTCTGAATCTATTCAACCCATTCAGCAACTTCAAATTGAAAAGACTTTAGTGCCTTCGGTACCTTCTGTGTTTTCAACACCTTTTACCGCTTTAACGCCAAAAGTGCCAAATAGGAATTCTTATTTACCTGCAACTGCACATGCACAAAAGCCACAACAGGCACAACAATTACAGCCTATAGAAAAACAAGTAATACCAAATACGTCAACTGTAGCAACTTCAGTAATCTTAAATCCTCCAAAAGTGCAGCGTATTAAACTTCAACCTAAGACACTTGTGCAACATGTTCAAAAACAAGTTGCAGGAACACGAAAGGCAAGAAAAATTAGCTTGTCTGTATCAAATCTGAATCATCGGTTTACAAGAGCTAAGAGGGTACATGATGATACACAGAAAAAACCTATTGATACTATACGATCATATCTGGTTGAAAAAGGGGTTATACAGACAAAGAGTAAGGCGCCTGAGAGAATGTTAAGATCAATGTATAATGATTTTAATATGTTAAAAGATGGGCAAGCGTTGTAAACAACGCCTTTCAGGGCAAACTCTATAGGAGCCTTTTAGACCACGTTACAAATCTATTGAATCTCTTGTAGAACTTCAATAGATGAGCACTACGGACCAATTGGCCGCAGCCTATACACGTTTAGAAACCCAAATTAATCGTGTATTTGGAGTAATGTCAGGAAAAGTACCTGTTCTTAATGGACCAGCAGGCCCTACAGGTCCTGCTGGAAGTGCAACTATGACAGGATCAACTGGTCCCGTTGGTGCAACAGGTGCAACGGGTTCACAAGGTCCAACAGGATCAGATGGTATTACTAGAAATACTGGTGCTACAGGTGCAACCGGAGTTACTGGTGCTATTGGTGCAACTGGTGCCACAGGCACAGCAGGCACAGCAGGCACAGCAGGTGCTACAGGAAGAACCGGTGCAACTGGTGCAACAGGTGCAACAGGTGCAACAGGCACACCTGGTGCAACAGGTAGAACAGGTGCAACAGGGGCAACGGGCCTTCAAGGTCCAACAGGATCAGATGGTATTACTAGAAATACTGGTGCAACAGGTGCAACTGGTAGAACAGGTGCAACGGGTTTACAAGGCCCAACTGGTTCACCAGGATCTGCAGAAAATACTGGTGCTACAGGCGTAACAGGTGCAACAGGTGCAACAGGTCCCAAATTTGTTATTAATTGGAGAGGTAATTGGTGGGACGCAGTGTATTATAATATAAATGATGGTGTAGTCTATAATAATATCGGTTACGTTGCCTTACAAAATGTTTTATCTATTAATCTTGCACCACCCTTGTATCCTGCCTATTGGCTGCCTCTAACAACAGGTATTACGGGTGCAACAGGTGCTACGGGTTCACAAGGTCCAACAGGATCAGATGGTATTACTAGAAATACAGGTGCTACAGGAGCTACAGGTGTCACAGGGGCTACTGGTGTGACAGGAGCAACTGGCGATACTGGGGCTACAGGTGATACTGGTGCAACAGGAGATACTGGACCAGGTTTAACAGGAGATACTGGGCCTACCGGTTTATATGGGGAAGGTACATTTTCTTGGATTAGTAGTAATGTATCTTCTAAAATCACTTCATCCAGTTCAGCAATTTGCACCGTTGTTGCAAATTGGGCATCATTAGTATATTCAATCCAATCGTATTCTGGGCCTGTTAAAATGTCATTCAGGGTTGCATCAACTGAATATAGTAAAAGAGTCATGGGTGGATTTACTGAAAGTGCTACACCTACCATATACGGAAACATTCTGTATTCAATACATACAGATGGAGGAGGTTCTACTCTAGGAATATGGGAATCTGGCGCACACGTAGATGACATTACATATGCTTGGTCTACTTCCACTGTATTTTCAATTATATTAGAAGGCACTTATATAAATTATTACGCAAATAGCACAAGAATCTATCAAACTCTTAGAACAAGTACAACTCCGCTTTTTTTGGCAATTGCATTAAATTCATTAGGTTCAGGAGTAAACTCAGTACACTTTGATCCTATTTTTGATGGCCCTACAGGTGCCACAGGTGCCACAGGCGCCACTGGTGTAACTGGTGCAACTGGGCTAGGTGTAACAGGCCCTACAGGAGAAACAGGTGCAACAGGTCCTGAAGGAAAACCAGGTGGTTTTACAGGTGCAACAGGTGATACAGGTCCTACTGGGTGGACTGGCCCAGAAGGAAATAAAGGGCGAACAGGAGATACTGGGCCAGGTGGTGGTGCTAAAGGCGATCCTGGTGCAGCAGGTGCAACAGGTGACACAGGTGCAACTGGGGCAACTGGCCCAGGACTAACAGGTAATACGGGAGACACTGGGGCAACTGGATTAACAGGTGATACAGGTGATACAGGTGCAACGGGTGCTACAGGTGAAACAGGAGCAACTGGCCCACAAGGAATACCTGGAAGTGATACAGGTGATACAGGAGCAACAGGGCCTACTGGCTGGACAGGGCCTACTGGGGATAAGGGGCCACAGGGAGACAAAGGGCCTGGTGGAGGTACTGGTGGCGATACTGGCGCAACAGGTGCTACTGGTGTAACTGGTGCTACAGGTGCAAAAGGTGATCCTGGTGGCCTAACAGGTTACACTGGTGCTACGGGTGCTACTGGATCTAAGGGGCAGACTGGAGATAAAGGGGCAGTTGGAAACAAAGGTCCTGCTGGTGGTGCTACTGGCGATACTGGTCCATATGGTCAGAGTACATTTACCTTGACTGGTGTAAATACAATTGCCTTAACTGCAAATTCACTTAAATCAACTGGTGGTTCAAATTGGTATTCCTACGGATATTCACTTCAACCATTAATTGGGCCTTGTATAATGTCGTGGCAATTCAATACAGTTGATTTTGTGTATCCTTATCGTTTAACTATAGGTTTATCAGAGAATCCTACTGCAATTTTAGATAATAGTTTAGGATATACAAATACTAAATATGGCTACTTGATAAGTAGCTCTACTTCAATTTATGCAACAATTAATTCAGCAATAGTAAGTAGTCAATACACTACTCCTCCAGTTACCACATCTACAGTCTTTAGTATTATTTATGATGGTGTAACTGTTAGATGGTATATTGCAAATACTTTATTATACACATCGGTGCAATCTCAGATAAATCCATTATTTGGAGTAATTATATTTGAAAATCCTGGAGGTTCATCACCAATTATTACAAATATTCATATAGATAATTTAATACTAGGTATACAAGGGGCAACAGGAGAAACAGGACCTTCTGGAGGACCACAAGGGCCACCAGGGCCAATAGGAGAAACAGGACCAACTGGGCCTCCTAATGGACCAAAGGGAGATACAGGAGCAACAGGCCCAGGTATAACAGGACCAACAGGGCCTCCTAATGGACCAAAAGGAGATACTGGTGCTACAGGACCCTCTGGCGGTCCAATTGGTCCAACTGGTGCTACAGGTCTTACGGGATCTAGAGGGGAAACTGGGGCAACAGGCGCCACTGGCCTTGGAGCTACTGGCGCCACAGGCGCAACAGGCGCAACAGGCGCAACAGGGACAACAGGTGCTACTGGTAATACTGGTCCCACAGGGACAACAGGAGCTACTGGAGATACTGGTCCCACAGGGACAACAGGTGCTACTGGAGATACTGGTCCCACAGGGACAACAGGTGCCACAGGTGAAACTGGCACCACAGGTGCTACAGGTGCTACAGGCCCAGGGGTACCAGCAGGAGGTATAGCTGGAGATGTGTTGGTAAAAATTGATACTGTTGACTATAATACACAATGGGCTTCTGATATTAACTATGTTGCGTTAACCCCTGGAAACTGGGCTATTTCTGCTCCAACCACTATACGTGACGCAATTGATCGTATTGTTGCAGCACTTGCAAGCCAAGATCCTGCAATAAATCCCTAGACGCTCTTTTTAGAAAACAGCCCAAAACGTTTTTGACATACTTTTTTTAAAAAAAGGACTTTTTGATATACTTTTTTTTAAAAAGTATATTGCGCCATAAGTAGCAATAATAATCTATTGATCTTCTTATAGAACATCAATAGATGAGTACAACGGTAGATCTGACGGCGGCCTTTTCCGGCCTAGATGCGCAGATTACACGAGTTTTTGATGTGATGATGGGAAAGGTTCCCGTCTTAAATGGCCCTCCTGGTCCCACTGGTCCTATGGCCGCAACTGGGCCTACAGGTCCTCGTGGTGCTACCGGTTTAATTGGTCTCACTGGTGTAACTGGACCTACTGGGCCCATTGGTGTTACTGGACCAACGGGCCCTAGAGGTGCAACAGGTGTCACAGGACCAAGTGGTGCAACAGGTGTTGGTGTTGGTGGTAATTTAAGTGGTGTATGGGAAAGTGAGAATTTATATGCAGCTGGTGCAAATCCTGCTATTGTCACATATAATGGATCTATGTATGTTTGCATACAAACTATGACTGTTCTTAGAGTTGATCCTCCTAATATAGATACGGCATATTGGAGACTCTATGTCTCTCAGGGTGCCACAGGCTCTGTTGGCACTATAGGTACCCTTGGGCAATTCCTCTATAATGGTGACGCAGGTGTTGCTGGATCTAGTTTCTTTGTCTACAGAGCTACTGGGCCTACTGGACCTAATGGAGGTGCTACAGGTCCTAATGCACCTACCTTGCAGATCGGCACCTACCTAGTCCCCACAGTGAACGGGACCTATGACTTGGGTGCGACGGGCATCCAGTTTAAGGATGTGCATTTCAGTGGTTCCATTTACAATAATGGTACACTATTCCAGGGAGGTGTATCTGGTCTTGTTTATAGAGCTACGGGACCTACAGGGCCTACAGGAGGTGCAACAGGACCTACTGGCCCTACTTTACAGACAGCTGCTCACATTGTGCCCACTGCCGATCTGACTTTTGACTTGGGTGCAACAGGTCTCAGATTCCGTGATATCTATGTGGGTGGCTCATCAATCCACATGGGTGACTCACTTGTCTTATCTGCAACAAATAGTGGACTAAATGTAACATCTGGTGGTATAACTTCTCAACTCGGCACAAATCCATCAGGTTCTTATACTGACCCTCTGACTAATGTGACTGTGACTGGCCCTATCTTGTCTATGGGCGCTACAGGCTCAGCTGGTCCTATTATCCTACAGGCGGGTCTGAGCGCCACACATGTGCTGGAGAAGTATACTACTACAGGCCCGAATCTGGCATATTCTCAGACTAAGACACAGCCTGGGTCATACAGCCTGAATACAGTATATGGACCTTCTGGACCTGATGTTGCAAATAATAGTATAATTTATATTCCTCAAGTTACTTTTAATGCATCACGTGGATATGCAACAGGGCCAACAGGTCTTCAGACTGGTGATATTATGGGTGCAGTAATTTTTAAAGAACAGAATTCTCTACGCGGTGTAATTTACAGCTCTAAACTCGGCCCGACTGGTTCATCTGATTCAGACTTGAATTTTACGCTTGGAAATTCTCCATTAATGTCTATCAAATCAACTGGGCCTACCCGCGGTGGTTTAGCCACTGGTCCTGTTGGACCTAATATTGCTTTAACTGCGCACATGTATCCTACAGTAAATGCTACCTATGATCTGGGCGCAACAGGTATTCAATTCAGGGATGTCCACTTTAGTGGTTCTTTGTATAATAATGGTACGCCATTTTCTGGTGGTGGCGCTGCCTCATATCCCGTTGGATCATATCATGATCCTTTATCTCACGTCACTGTTACTGGCCCCATCCTCACTATGGGCGCAACAGGCTCAGCAGGCCCCATTATCTTACAAGCTGGTCTGAGCCCTAATCACGTACTGGAAAGCTACACTGTCACAGGACCTAATTGGTCGTATTCTCAAGTAAAGGCCAAACCTGGCTCTTACAGTTTGAACACCGTGTATGGGCCTTCTGGGCCTGATATTTACAATAATGGTTTTAACTATATTCCCCAGATAACATTTAATACATCACGCGGATATGCAACAGGACCAACTGGTCTTGATAATTATGATCTCATGGGAATAATTAATTTTAGTGAGAATAGTGTTCTTCGTACTTCTATAATATCTGGCAAAGTTGGCCCTACTGGTTCAACTGATACAACCTTAATATTCAAACTAGCAGGGACAGATATTATGACAATGACTACAACTGGGCCTATTAATGAAGGTGCGCCTACAGGTCCTGTTGGGCCCAATATTGCTCTAACCGCGCATATATATCCCACAGTGGATGCCACCTATAACTTGGGCGCAACGGGGTTTCAATTCAAGGACGTTCACTTCAGCGGCTCCATTTACAATAATGGCACACCCTTCCAGGGAGGTGTTTCTGGTTTGACTTACAGAGCCACTGGGCCTACTGGTCCCACAGGAGGTTCAACGGGTCCTACTGGACCTACCTTACAGGTGGGTGCCTTTTTAGTTCCTACAGTAGATGCTACCTATGATCTAGGTGCAACGGGTATTCAGTTCAAGGATGTGCACTTCAGTGGCTCCATTTACAATAATGGTACACCCTTCCAGGGAGGTGTTTCTGGCTTGACTTACAGAGCCACTGGTCCCACTGGGCCTACTGGAGGTTCAACCGGTCCTACTGGACCTACCCTGCAGGTATCGGTTCACCTAGTCCCAACGACTGATGCAACCTATGACTTGGGTGCAACAGGCATTCAATTTAGGGATGTGCACTTCAGCGGCTCTCTGTATAATAATGGCACGCCATTTTCTGGAGGTGGTGGTACAACTGGACTCACTTATAGAGCCACTGGCCCTACAGGGCCTACTGGAGGTGCAACAGGCCCTGCTCCTTATCCCACCATACAGATTGGCACTCATCTAGTCCCAACAACTGATCTGGCGTACGATCTGGGTGCAACAGGCCTCAGATTCCGTGATATGTATGTTGGTGGCTCCACCATCTACCTGGGTGATACAGTCAGACTCTCTGGATCTGCTGGTACCCTCAGTGTAAACTCAGCCCCCTTGGTGTCTAGTACAACGACGCCGAATACAGGTGCTGGTGGAATTGGTGTTACATTTACTGGGAAGACATTGGATTTATCACCGAATTCTAATACCTCTGGTGTTTATGCCATGTCTGCAAATGGACAATATATAACATATATTGGCTATACTACTGGATCCTATTATCTATATACATCTTCAAATTACGGTACTAGTTTTACTCAAATTTTAAATCCCAGTTTTTTAGTGTATCTGTATGTAGCAGTTTCTTCAACTGGGCAATACCAGGCTGCACTTGTAAATAATTCGGGTGTATATTTTTCATCTAATTATGGTTCCACGTGGGCAAATGTGGGTCTTAATAGTGTGTCTAATTGGGGTGGTATATGTATTTCTACCGATGGACAGATTGTTATAGCATGGGAAGCTTCTTCCTCCTATCATCTTACTCCAAATGCAATTCCAACAAATAATACAACATGGATTGATGCAAGTTTTATTAATTATACAACGGATATTAAAATGAGTGCAAATGGCGATAGAGTTGTACAATTATATACGGATGGAACATTCAAAATTAAAGGATATAAGGTGAACAGAGATGGGGCATCAACAAATCTTTCAGCTAGCCCGTCAAGCGGTATTGGTGTTTCATCATCTGCTCCTATAATATCATTATCTGGTGATGGAGCGCGTATTGGTGTATATGGACCTTATAATTTTAATATTATATCTCAGCAATTTTCTTGGAGTATAAGTGGTGGCGGCTCAATCACACAAGTGGGTTCCGATAATACTATAGTAAATACAACATGGTATACACCTTTTTCTACAGCAATGTCATCGGATGCTACCATACAACTTGTAGCACCTGCAGGAAATGCTCAGGGTGTTTATATATCTTTTAATTCTGGCGTTACTTGGTCTGCAATAGCACAATCATCAAATCCTAACATAGCTGGCACACAATGGTATTATATTCTCATATCATCAGATGGAATATATATAAATCTATTTCCAGCTTCAGGGCAGACTGAATGGGCCCAGTGCCTAGCAACAACTCCAACTCTAACACTTACAAATATCCCTTACACGCCTACAAGTCCTCTAACTTGGCCTACAGCATTAGTCCCAACCACAGTGGGTGGCGCTCTTGATACGATAGCCAAATATTTAAATACTTATCAACAATCGCCTCAATGGACCAACTTAACATGATTTCTTCAACCAATCCAGCTGATCCCTCTCAGGATGCTCCGCGTAAAAGCCACCACCGTTTTTCACATCAGTTAGCATCTGGAAGAACTCCTCATACATTAAGACAACACGATCACAGCTGTAATTCTTCATAGCCCACTCCCTACAAGCGGCAGGTGACAACTTGTCCAGATTGTTGACCGCCCAGACAAAATGATCCATTGTACGACATCTGTAACCTGTCGTACCGTGAACCACCGTCTCTGAGAATGCACCCCAGTCACTAGTGATGACAGGGGTGCCTGACATATTTGCTTCTATCACACAGCCTCCAAAAGGCTCATTGTAGTATGACGCCTGGATGAGCGCCTTGGCGCCTGCTAGCAGTTCTCTCCGCTTATCCACATCAGCATAGCCGATGACTTCTACGTAGGGTGGTGGTTTAGATCCCATTACAGCCTCGTAGGATCCCTGACCCGCTACTACAAGCTTGTGGCCAGTTCTCTTTGCCAAATCCACAGCAATTGCAAGACCTTTATTTGTAATAAGTCGGCCTAGAAAAAGCAGATAGCCATCTTTCTTATCTCTGAATTCAAAGTCAGCAGGATCAAAGTAGTTGGGGATCACGCAGTCATACCACGAGGGATTCTTATTGTCCATGATGCCATACACCGTATTCATAACCGCATAGGACTCAAAGACATTGAAAGGTGCAAATAGCTTATTGAAACAACCAATCCCAGGCTCAACAACAATGAGATCAGGATGTGCCTCGGCAACAGGCCGCTGACCCCAGAAGCACAGAAGAAAGTCACCTGGCTGCTTCCGCTTACCAACTTCTACAATAGCCCGTTTGTAAAAAGTCTGGTGGGCGTGATCGGCATTATTGTGGTGGAAAAAGTCTTTTTTCCAGTCATATGTTCCATATGCAGTTTGTAGGACTTCATTATCTGTTACGGCAACGTTCTCGGTGCAGGCCACAGTAGAGTCCGCGTGCCCATAGTGAATCACAGTGTGACCGCGCTTCATAAGCATTGCACAGAGCTTGAACACTTTCTGTGTAAAGGCGCAGGCACAGTACTCTTTGGTGGTGACAGTATGGGGTAAAGCAAGGGCGTGAAACCGCATATAGTGTATATAGATTGAAATTATTTAGACCATATAAATAGAATGGAAACAAATAAAAAATCTATGTTTAACTTAAAACTAAAAAAAATACGTGAAAGGAAACAACTTGATCCAGCAAGATTAACGGGTGCAACTGCTCCTTCTACTGCTTTTATTATTATGGGTCATGGAGCAGAATTACCTGAAAGGAAAGTTGTACCTCCTGGTTGTATACTAGTTGTTCAAATTCATTCTGGTGAATTGAGTTACTTACCAGCAAATTTTTTTACAGATTTGTTTAATATTGACGAAATAAAAAAAAAAGCATTTTTAGATCCAGTTACAAATTATAAAAGTATTGTTAATATAATTAAGTCATTAAATCAAAATAATACCCCTTTAGCAATTTATAGGGAAGGTGATGAATATCCAGACTTATATTGTTCTTTATTAACTTCGTGGGATTCTAAAGATCAAGAAGAGTTTGTTGGTCAAAGTGATTCATATAGATTAAAAGATTCCGGTGTAGTTAAATACCCTTTTAATAAAGGTTCTGTTATAGAAAATTTACAACATGCAACTAATATTATAGTTAAATATACTGAGCCTAAAAAAGAACAATTTTTAAATTTATACAATAAATCTGATTATCCAACTAGTGATCAATTAGCTAAAATTATAGATTCAAATAAACAACTTAAAACAATAGATGAAATTATAAAATTTCCATCAATAGCAAATATAATTCAAAAAAACCAATCAGAATTATTTGAAATATTGGGCCCTGGAGTATATTATAATTTAATTTGTAGAGCAACGTATCCTTCTTTAAGAATAATAAACCCAAATACAAAAATGGAAATTTTAAATAATAATAAAAGGTCACTTGTTAATTCATCTGGACATATAATTAAAAATAAAAGGGAAATATTACAAGGCATAGAAGAAGCCATGTTTCATAGAGCAAATTTAATTAGAAAATTAAATAAAAATAATTCAGAATTAAATCCTTTACAATTTAGAAATGATACTCCAGTAGGCCAACAAGAACTATTTAAAGCAATAAATAAAAATAATTTAAACCTTGTTATAGCTCTTTTAAACAGTGGCAAATATCCGGTAAATATTGTTTCACCTGATGGTTTAACACCTCTTGTTCTTGCCAGTTATTATGGCTATGTAGATATAGTGCATGAGCTGCTTGATAAAGGCGCTGATGTAAATGTTGCAAGGACTACCGATGGCATGATGCCTCTCATGTGGGCTAGCTGGTATGGCCACTTGAAGATAGTGCGTGAGCTGCTTCATAAAGGTGCTAATGTGAATGCTGCCCAGACGGATAATGGCATGACGTCTCTTATGTGGGCTAGCTGGTATGGCCATTTGGAAATAGTGCGTGAGCTGCTTAGGGGTGGCGCCAATGTGAATGCTGCGAGGACGAGTGATGGCATCACATCTCTTATGTATGCTAGCCAGGAAGGCCATCTAGAGACAGTACGTGAGCTGCTTAGGGCAGGCGCCAATGTGAATGCTGCCCAGACGGATAATGGTATGACGTCTTTAATTTTAGCTAGTGCGTCTGGTTATTTGGAGATAGTGCGTGAGCTGCTTAATAAAGGCGCCAACGTTAATGCTGCAAGGTCAGATAATGGTTCAACATCTCTCACTTACTCTAGCGAGAAAGGCCACCTGGAGATAGTGCGTGAGCTGCTTAATAAAGGCGCCAATGTGGATGCTGCTACGACGGATGATGGCATCACGTCTCTCATGTGGGCTAGCCAGTTTGGCCACCTGGAGATAGTGCGGGTTTTATGCCAAAATGGTGCTGATCCAAATATAGTTGATAAAGGTGGTCTTAGAGCAATTAATTATGCAAATATTCCAACAAATAAATTTGAAATACAAAATATTTTATTAAAAGGTTGCCCTCCCATGCTTACTACAACTAAGGGTGGTTATTGTAAAAGACGTAAGACTAAACGCAATTATTGTAACAAACGATTTAAACGCACTGCACGTAAATAAATATTTTTTATGGTATAAAGCCTAAATGATATTAGTATATCAGAAATATGTTGACTGTTACAAACTCAAATAATTCTTTCATTTTAAATGAGCGAGAATCAATTGATTTAGAGTTGAAGCTTAATGTGTCATTTTATGGTCATCTCTGGAGAGAGAAAATCGGGGAATTTTTATTCAAGTATGGCATAGGAAGTCTTCCTTCTAATCAGACTCTAACTGTGTCTGATGAAGAATATAATTTCTTAGAAATGCTGCGATCTAAAGGGTCTTGGAAAGACTGCCAAGATCTCAAGTAGGGTTTTTTATTTTTACAGACTTTTTTCTTGAAAAAGTGTATGGTAATACACTTATTAAAGAAAGGTCAAGAGATTGTCTATGTCTTTGAAGATCTCAAAGAGGCTATAGAGAAAGCAATGGCTGAACAACTTTGTATTCTCCGGTTGCGTATTAATAAAAATGGTACAGTTAATCAAACAGTAATTTATGAGCCTAGAATAGAAAGATAATGCCTACCTTGCTACCAGAATTTCTTCGTGCTCCACCAGACTTTAGATTATGGCGGTTTGTAGATAATAATAATCTTGAAAAAGTTAAAAAATATATAGCTAACGGTGTTGATGCAGATTTTTATATGCAACCACAAGGTATAACACCATTAATTAATGCCACTATTAATGGAAATATAGATATAGTAAGAATACTAATAACTCCTAAAGCAGAAGGTGGAGGAGGTGTAGATATAAATAGAGGATCTATTTATGGAACTCTAACCTATGGAGAGGGTGGCTATACTGCCTTAATGTGTGCATGCGACAAAGGCCAATCTGAGATTGCGCGTTTGCTAGTGGAAAAAGGGGCAGATGTAAATGCCACTACTAAAGATAAAAAAGATACAGCATTAATTTATGCAAGTTTCAGACATAATTTTGAGATTGTAAAACTTTTAATAGAAAATGGGGCAGATATAAATTTTAAAAGAAGTTATGATGGATTATCTGCCCTACTTGCTAGTTCAAAATCTATTGATATTGTACGCTACTTGGTGGAGAATGGTGCAGATGTTAATTCAACTATGACAACAACGGGTAATACTGCCTTAATGTATGCTTGTGAAAAAAATATTATAGATGTGGTACGTTTCTTATGTAAAAATAAAGCAGATCCAAATATAGTTGATTTAAATGGTAAACGGGCAATTGATCTAACAACAAATAGTGAAATAAAAAATATTTTAATGGAAGGCTGTCCTCCTATAGAAAATCCTTGGATTCCTGGTGCAGAAGTTCCTGCTACTTCTGGATCTCAAGGTGGTCGTCGTAGAAATTACAAGACTAGATATAGACGCAAGCATGTAAAGCGGTCTAAACGCAAGACGCGAACACGTAGGTAAGATGCCCAGTATGTACGCCGAATATCTAAACCTCTACAAAGTCCACAAAGCCCAGAGAGGTCCCAAAGTAGCCATATTTCTCTTAGTAGGAATCTTCTATGAGATGTATGACGAGCGTGGCCCAGAAGGCGATACTAAGACAAATTTCCTAGAACTTGTTGAGCTCCTAGGTCTCACTGTCTCAGTAAAGAAGGGTGAAGGGCCATCAGGGCCATTATATGACGGCATTGTCGCAGGCATTCCAGAAGATCATTTACATAAATGGTCTGCTAGACTGACCCAGTTAGGGTGGACAGTTGTCGTTGTGGATCAAGTCAAAAATCCCGCCGGCAAGGTGGTCAAGCGAGAGGTCAGTCGTATCCTAACGCCTGGATCACACATTGAGGCCGCGTCAAGTCAAGATATCTATATGACCTTTGTGAGCCTGTCTTTAAAAGATGAGGTGCCCTACCTTGCTCTGACTGCTCTTGATCTGAGCACAGGTCACCTACATACGTTTGAGTGCAAGGCAACAGGGTCCGACGACGCTTGGACATCCAATGAGGCAGTCCAGTTCATGGAATTGTATGAGCCCCGTGAGATCTTGTGGTCTATTGAGGGCCCCAAGTACTTTTGTGATTCTATTGCAAACAATGAGTCCAAACTCAAGTCTATCTTGGGTTGTCCTTCTAAGACAGTCTTTCATAAACGAGCACCTCTCAACTCAGGAGCCTGGTTGAAGCCTGGATTTAAGGAGGAATATCTGAGAAGCCGCTGCAGTCTCAAGTCACTCTTGCCTACCCACGTAGCCCTCTCGCTTGAGCAGGGCTCCAGATCTGAGATTGCCCTGATTTCACTCTTGTACGCCTTGGAAGAGCTGTGGCCATCAATGAATCTTGGTGCACTCCATGTCTTTCCTTGGAATCCCCAAGAATGTTTAAAACTAGGAGAGAATGCCTTAGTGCAGTTGCATATGATTGTAGAAGCATCTAATGGCAAACAGGATGTCTTGTCTATTATGGATAAGTCTCTGACGCCAATGGGAAAGAGAGGAATCCGAGAAAGGCTTTTGAAGCCATCTGCCTCAGCTGCCGTCATAAATGAGCGGCTGGATGCTGTAAGTGCGTGGACTCAGAAACCTAGTGACTATCGTGAAGTGATTCAGAAAAGAATGCGTACAATCTCAGATATTCAACGCATCTACAGAAAGTTGCAGCAGGGTACTGTGACAGCAACAGATCTTATGGGTCTAGACAATTCTTTAAAGGCTCTAGATTACATTGCAAAAGGTGAGCAAGACTTGGACATTTATAAAAATATACTTGAAATACAAACAGAAGTCTTCAAGATCTTTGATATTGCAAAAATTTACCAGGCTGATGAGGATACAAGCTTGTTTGTTAAAGGTATCTCTGCTGAACTTGATTTACTAGAGGATCAGATTAAGACTCAGATTGCTGCTTTGCAAACCTGGATTGATGAGCGTGCTAAGGAGGGCCGTGTTGCTGCAGACTCATTTAAGGTTGAGTTCAAGGAAAAGAGTTTAGTAGTCAAAGGGCCTAGGGGAGTTATTCAGGCTCTCAAAATCTCCAATAAGTTGCCTGCGGGGACTACTGCAGTCATGAACAAGGGATCATCGTATTTAGAGTCTAGTGATCTTGATCGGATTTTTGCTATAATTACTAGACTGCGATTTGTGCTTAAGAGACAGCAGGGACTTGTTTTAATTGAGCAGGGTAGCATTTTGGCTGCGAGTTTGTTTAGTACATGGTCTACTGTAACGGAGTGGATAACGTATACTGATGTCAATCTCTGCTTGGCTTCTGTGGCTATGGATCTGGGCTATGTGCGCCCTGAGATTCTAGATTATGCCGAAGGCACAGACGCATCATCTGGGAGTGCAGACGCATCATCTGGGAGTGCAGACGCGTTCGTCTGCATTGAAGGTCTCAGACATCCACTCTTGGAGGCTCAAGACAAGAAAGTTCCATATGTGCAGCACTCCGTCAGTTTAGGCACAGCACAAAATGCAGGATGGCTGCTCTATGGTCTCAATGCCAGTGGAAAGTCATCTCTGATGAGAGCAACTGGTCTAGCTGTTCTTTTGGCCCAAGCTGGCTCCTTTGTTCCGGCAACAAAGATGACTCTGGCACCCTTCCAGAGTCTCCATACCCGAATTATCAATACAGACAATCTCTGGATGGGTCTTTCCTCTTTTGCCGTGGAAATGTCTGAGATGCGAGAGATCTTCAAAGAAGCTGGACCCCGATCACTTGTCTTGGGAGATGAACTCTGTTCTGGAACTGAGACAACTTCTGCAACGGCCTTGGTGGCAGCTGGAATCAAGGGCCTCTTAGGAAGAGGCGCCAAGTTTCTCTTTGCGACTCACCTTCATGGACTTTCTCAGATCTCAGAAGTTTCTCAAAATCCAAGTCTCCGGATAAAACATTTACATGTTGAGTATGATCGTCTGAAAGATAAGTTAGTCTACCACCGAACTTTGAAAGATGGCCCGGGATCATCTCTGTATGGCCTGGAAGTTGCAAAGGCTATGAGAATCCCAGGAGACATCTTAGAGGATGCAATCCGATTCAGAAAACAGTTGGCAGGAGAAGCTGAACTTTCAGAATCTGTTGGATCATCGTGGAATTCTGCAATAGTACGCCGGAAGTGCCAGATATGTGGTTGCACTGAAGCTGATAACTTGGAGGTTCATCATATCCGGGAAAGGCATAGTATAACTATGCCTGGCCGTCTAGCTGACGGATCATCAGTGCACGCTCAGAGTAATCTAACGGTCATTTGTGACTTGTGCCACGATGAAATTCACCGAGGGACTTTAACAGTTGAGCCACCAGTTCAGACATCAGATGGTCCAGAAGAGTCTGTGAGCGTGTTTAGTTCTAGTGCTAGTACTAAATCAAAATCCAAATGGTCGGCTGAGGAACAGACGACCATTGAGACTGTTATACAACAATATCCCAAACTCTCCAATGCAAATTTGAGTAAACATCTTTTGAACTATCATCAAATTGAGATTACGGCAGTAAGTCTTAAGAAGTTTAGGTAGTGCTTGCGCTAGTAGTGGCATTAAGTCCCGGAGGTCCCTGAAGACCTTGAAGACCCTGTTGACCCTGAGGACCCTGAGGGCCAGGAGGACCTTGGGGGCCCTGAGATCCCTGAGGGCCAGGAGGGCCTTGAGGACCAGCAATGCCTGCGCCTGTACCAGAAGTTAGACCAGACTTTTGAAGTTCAGTAATCTTCTTTTCAAGCTCAACAATGCGGGCTTCCAGACGACGATTATCACCTCTGGCCTGGTTGTTACGATTGTAGGAACCACCCTGGAATAGAACGGAAGACATTTCTGAATGTGGGCTAGGGATGTGTAATGAACAATCTGACGCACCCGGCCTTCATACTTGTATGAAAATTGATCACTCTCCCGGGTAGTTAGAAAGCATCCCAAATGCCCATTCCTATTCGGTGTATGAATTGTGGAAATGTTCTTGCAGATCTCTGGCGGTATTATCAGCGCCGTACAGCTGAACTTCGTGGCAGCCAGTCTGCGTCCTTGCTCATCCTTGATGAGACTAAGCTGCCCAAGACTCCCGAGGGCCAGACTCTAGATGAATTGGGCCTTCATAGGTATTGTTGCCGAAAGGAGCTGCTAACGTATCGGGAAACATATTAGAAGGAAATGGAGTTGTTCATCCCATCTTTAGCTGTTATAATCTTAGGTGGTCTTGTAGTCTTTTTTTTACTTCCTAAAGCGTCTGCTTATACATTGGGTGTAATGGCGGCCCTCTTGTTTTGTCTTGGTGTATATCAACACTATCAGACATTTCCATATGAATACAATTCTAGCAATCTTCGTGAAACAATGAAAGATTATTCACCTTTTCTCATGCTTTTGGCTACTATCTTGGGTCTTGTTATTGGTGTCATGGTGGTTTTTGGAGGCAACCCACCGGCTTTATCTGCAGGAATACCTGATATGTCTAGCATTGCTGCTATGCCAGTATCCTTACCTGAAATAGGTAACATAGGTGGTAATGTATTTGGTGGCGGTAATGGAAAGAACAATTCATCAGGTAATGGAATGAATAAAGTAATGGGTAATAATGGCAATATTAAACGTAATAATGTGGCTTCTACGAGTTTCAAAGTGACGTAGTCACTGTAGAAACGAGCACCCGCGTGATGTTCAAGGTAACGTAATAATGTAATAACGTAATAACGTAATAACGTAATAACGTAAAAGGAGTAATTATTTGTATCTAATAAATAGAATGGTTAAGAGCCACACTAGAAAGGTGCGTTCATCTACAAAAAAGTCTAGAAATCCTTCCGTGGGCAGAGGGCATATGGGCCTCAAAAAGCTCAGAGGATCCTTTGATCACATGGAAAAGTTTGTAGAACATCTGAGACCTAAAGCCAAGCACTCTTTTTCTGACGCTGTTTCTGCATATAAGACTGAGTGGCACAGGGTATTCAAGAAGGAAATCTCTCCGGCAGATGCATCCTCATATCTGAAGTTCCGGTTTGGTCTGAAGGGCAAGAAGGCTATGACAAAAAGATCTCGTATGCGTGGCGGTGCTTTACCTGTTGCAGGAGCACCTCTTGATTACAGTCTTAGAGCGGGTGTAAATGGAGCATACGGGCAGTTTCCTACTTACCAACAGCAGGGTCTAGATCGTTATTACGGCAGTGCTTTATCTGCAGATTGTGGGAAGCCCAATGGGTTTCCGACAGATGGATCTGGTGCAACTCAGAAGGGAGGTGGTTTAATAGATGGCCTTTTCCGCCCTTTGCTATCAAGCAGCCCTCCAAATATTGGGTATACGACAATGATGACAGACATTAAGGGTACAGCACCGTATCCTTCTTCTGACCCTACAGGCCAACCTGCTCTAAGAAATCCACCTACGTCCTATATTACAAATGCACCAATGGCAGCTTGGAATCGTGCTTCTGTAACTGATATTTATCGTAGCACTGCTGCTGCTACTCCTGCTGCTACTCCTGCTGCTACTCCTGCTGCTACTCCTGCTGCTACTCCTGCTGCACCTGCTGCTAATCCTGGTCCTCCTCCTATATAAACAATACAAGTAATCTATGTGTTATTTTGTGCAAGCACAGTATAACAGATAAATTTAATAAATATATTTGTACGCACCTTTGGTGCCGGTGCCAAAGGCACGCACCTTTGGTGCCGGTGCCAAAGGCACGCACCTTTGGTGCCGGTGCCAAAGGCACGCACCTTCGGTGCCGGTCTGCTAAAGTACGCACCTTCGGTGCCGGTGCCAAAGGCACGCCTTTGCTTTAGAATACAATTTGTCCTGTGCGAAATAGAGTCTAGATGGCACAGACACGATCAATGGAACTTCCAAGAAGACTCTTGGATCAGTATTTCCAAACAACACAATACCCTTATACACGTCATCACTTAGATTCTTATAACCAATTTTTAGAAACAGATCTACCCGCAATTATTAAAAGTCAGAATCCTCTGATTATCTTAAAAGACTTGATTCCTGGTACATCCACCTACGAATACAAGGTTGAAATCTTCATCGGTGGTGAAGACGGTTCCAAGATGAATTTAGGTACTCCTACCTTGCAACATATGGGTGGTGAAGAAGTGCGTCTACTTTTTCCCAATGAGGCCAGGCTCCGTGATCTGACTTACTCAGCTGGCCTTTATACAGATATTTTAGTGCGTGTTACTTTTGCAAGCCAGAAAGATCCTGAAGGAAAAGTTTTAATAAAAGAAGTGGTTTTGCCCCAATTTCCTCTTGTAGATATTCCGGTAATGTTACACAGCAAAGCGTGCCTACTGAATAACAAGCCACCAGAGTTCCTAGAGTCTGTAGGAGAGTGCCCCCAAGATCAAGGTGGCTATTTCATTATTGCTGGCTCTGAGAAGATCTTGATCACCCACCAAGAACAGGCCTTCAATACTCTCTATATACAGAATCAGGATGCAGATCCTCAATTAGCAACGTATGCCTCTATCTCCTGCTTATCGCCTGAGACCAGACAGGTGCGTCGTGTTACTTTTGCTGTAATCCGTAATACAGAAGGGCTTCATGTAGGGCTACCTTTTGTGCGTAAGTCTATTCCTGTCTGCATCTTATTCAGAGCTCTGGGCATAGAATCGGATGAGGAGATTGCCAAGAATATTCTTGCAAACTTAGATTCTGATGAGGCAACAATGATGGAGCCGTTTTTGATTTCGTGTTTTACTGATGCTTATCCTATTTTAGACACTTATTCTGCAATCCAGTATATCAAGACTCTGACAAAGGGCTTTGGTGAAGCGCATGTCTTAGACATTATCCATAATCAGACATTTATTCATGTGCCAGATTCTCCTGGGTCTAGAGCAGCATATCTGGGTGATTGCGTCAAAAAGATATTTCGTGTCTACACGGGCTTAGACGGAAAGACTGATCGCGATGACACCAGAAATCAACGTTGTCTTGTTTCTGGATTCTTGACTCAGACCCTATTTCAAGGTGTTTATAAGACATGGACTAAAGCTGTTGGTAGGGCTATTGACGAAGAGTATAACTATAATAAGAGTGTCTACCGTGGAGAGTCATTCTTAAACATTTTCTCAGAATCTAACGCGGGCGAGATTTTCAAGTCACCAAAGGTGCACGGATCTGTACAAGTTGATATGTTGACTAGAGGTCTCATGCGCGGATTCCGAGGCAAGTGGGGCACTGGGGTTGGTAAAGATAAGGCAGGTGTCTTACAAGCACTGTCCCGTCTATCCTATATTGATTTCATGAGTCATTGCAGACGTGTAGTCCTAGAGTTTGATACCTCCATGAAATTGACAGGCCCTCGGCATCTGCATACAAGTCAGTATGGATATTTTTGCACAAATGAGACACCTGGAGGTGGAAGCATTGGTATTGCAAAAAATCTGAGTGTTTTGACCTCTATCAGTATTGCGACCCCTATCAATGACTTTATGACCTGGTTATTTGTAAGAGGTTACATAATGCGCGTTATAGATGCATCAGGCCCTCTCAGAGCAATGGCAGTACCGGTCTACATTAATAATGGTTTGATTGGCTACACTTTGGCTGCAAATGAACTCACTAGACTGGTCAAACTCATGAAGTGGACTGGCTGCCTGTCATCTTCTGTTGGCATTGCTTTTTTCATCCGTGATAGGCGTCTACTTTTAAATTTTGATGAGGGACGGCCTGGACGTCCTCTCTTGCACATGGAGCCTTGGGGATCTGATCGGTATCCTAAAGATAGACTGGCAACTCCAGGGACTACCTGGCGTGATATGGTAATGGGTTCTTTACCACAGACTCTGGAGCACAGTTTATCATGGGTTGGATTTGTGGACCCTCTTAAAGAAAAAGAGGGGCCGACAATGAAAGACTACATTGACTATCTGACACCATATTGTGGACTAATAGAATACGTGGATCCCTATGAGCACAATGAGTCTCTAGTTACAAATTTCTTGGAGCAGGTTGACGCAAATACGACCCATGTGGAAATCCACCCTTCTACTATCATGAGCGCAATCACGTCACTTATCCCTTTCTCCCACCACAATCAGTCTGTGCGTAACCAACTGGGTGATTCCCAGTCTAAACAGGGTATTTCTGTCTATGCGACCAATGCCAGTATGCGCTATGACAATCAAGCACATATTTTGACAAACGGATCACCACCTCTAGTGCGTACTCTGTACTATGATTATTTGGGTCAAGGCAAGATGCCTTATGGCACAAATATTATCTTGGCCATGGGGATGTTTGCAGGCTATAACCAAGAGGACGGTATTGTCATTAATCACGACGCCTTGCAACGCGGCCTATTCAATACAGTGCACTATCGGTCTTACACGGTCTTTGAAGAGGATGATGAGCGGGCAAAGACCAAGACTAGGATTGCAAATCCCAAGACAGTTCCTGGCTGGACTGACATGAAGCCTGGTATGGACTATTCCAAATTAGATGATACTGGCATTGTGAAGATTGGCTCTTATGTAGATGAAAACACTGTAATTGTTGGTAGGTCAATGGAGCTCCCTAATGGAAAGTTGGCAGATGCATCTGAAGCTGCGCAGGTGTGGACTCATGGCCGCGTGGAATCTGTTGTAGTCATGGTGAACAATAAGGGTTTGAGAACGGTAAAAGTGCGCTGTGTAGAGTACAGAGTTCCTGAACTGGGTGACAAGTTCTCTAATAGGCACGGACAGAAAGGTACTATTGGAATGGTTGTGCGTTCTCATGATTTGCCAAGAACGGCAAATGGTATTGTTCCTGATATGATTATGAACACCCACGCCATCCCTTCACGTATGACTATCGGCCACGTGATTGAAATGGTGATGGGGAAGATTGCGGCAAATGTTGGTGCAATTGCAGACGGTACAGCATTTACTGATGATGGCCGTTTGACAAAACAGATGAATAGTGCTTTAGAACAGCTGGGCTTTGAGAAGTTTGGTAATGAGATTATGTATGATGGTGTGGGTGGCAAACAGCACACAGTAGACATGTTTATTGGACCCATTTTCTCAATGCGTCTGAAACACATGGTAGAGGACAAGTGGAATGCTCGTGGCAAGGGACGGCGTGAACAGAGGACCCACCAGCCCACAGGTGGTCGTGGGGCACAAGGTGGTCTGCGTATTGGTGAGATGGAACGTGATGCCATTACTGGACACGGTATCAGTGCCTTTATTCATGAATCTTACATGTTAAGAGCTGATGGAATAAGTTTCAGAATTTGCAAGGGGTGTGGATCAATACCCATTGAGAATCCCAAGACCGGCTTCTTTGTCTGCCCGACGTGTACTGGCCCTCTCAACTATATTGGATCTAGTGCAAGTGACTTAGAGCTCATTCCACCCATCAGAAAGACAATGGTTGCACCGGTGACCATAGAAATGCCATATGCCTTCAAATTATTAGCTCAGGAGTTGGAAACGTATATGAATATTGGAATGCGCATTATGACAGAGAAAGATCTAGTTTTCTTGGATGGACTCAGAAAGTCTGACTTACCACAGGACACCACTGGCTTAGAGGGCAGACGTACTGTCTTGCCTGAACGTGTGTTGCCTGAGACTGCAGTGCCCGAATACAGGGAAGAGGAAGAGGGGCCTTCTGAGGCGTCTCCTGAACTTCTGATGAAGCTGGGGGCTATTCCTAAGACAGCACCTTTGACCGGTTCTAAAGAAGCTGATGTGGTAGTTGATGGTACTGGTTCAGGTATAGGAACGGGTCAAGCAATTGCTACTGCTGCAGCTACTGCTGCAAATATTCAGAGCTCAACGCCTGGTGTAACCTCGGGCACTTTAGTTCAGACTGAACAGGGACCAATGTTCCAGCCAAATCCTACAACTGTCACAGTGGTGCCACCGGCAAGAACGATCAATATCTTACCCGGTGAAGGCGAGGAAGTAGCTGCGGATGAGGTCTTAGGGGCTGTAAACGCACAGCAACCGCAACAACCGCAACCGCAACAACCACAGCAGCAACTACAGCAAGGCGGTGGTATGGCTTCACCTGTTGCACCGTATCCTTATCCTTACCCTATGCCACAAATGCAACCCTATGGATATCCTGCCCCATATCCTGGACAAGCACCATATGGCTATCCACAAATGCAGTCGTATCCAGCTTTAAATACAGGTAGCGCACCAGCCATTTTTGCAAATTCCCAGCCCCCACCAGGACAACTTTATACTTCTGGAGTACCAGGAGCCCCTCCAACGTTTGCAGTGCAGACAGATTCTGCTACAATGGGACAGTTTATGGCTCCTCAAATAAAACCTAAAAAGTCCAATATCACTCTAAAAAGGCGTGGTGTATCTTTCGCTTCTAGCGGAGGTGGCGGCAGTTCAGGTGGTTCAGGTCAAGAAGAATCTCAGAGTGGTGGATCAGTAGTTGTGACCGTTTCTAAAATGGGCTAGAATAGATGGCTAAACCGACTTTAAAAAAAAAATCAAAATCAAAATCTAAAACTAAAACTAAAAAGAAACAACAAAGATCTAGGCGGCAGCGAGGTGGTGTTAATATCACAGTGAATTATACGGCTGGTGGAATGGAAAGATCAGTAGTTCTTGACATTGCTGATAGAAGCAACTTCAGAGAATTAAAAGCTAAATTAGAGGAACATATAAAACCATACTTATTTAGAAAATTTTATAATATTCACGGTATTAATAGTCCAATTGTTCAAACGACATTTAGAGCAGAAGTATTTTATAAAATAATGCCTGGAATTCTAGCAAGAGTACTTCTTAAGGAAGAAGATATTATATCCATACGCAAAGAAAAACCTCTTGCAAACTTGAATGCAGGCAAGGATAAAGAATTTGATTCTAATTGGCCAGTTTATAATGAAGCTGAGCAAAAGTTTGTATTAGATAAACTAACAGAATCAATAGGGTATGAAATTGCTATAAGATATGCATATCCTGGTGTTGGATATATATTTTATTCAGTCCCGCATTTAACTGCCTTGTGCGCCTTATTTGATGATAAAACAATTGATCAGTGCATTGAAGCCTATATTCCACCAAGGCAAGCAGCTCCCTCAGAAGCCTTTGATTTTATTTACTTGGCCTTTGGAGATATTTTTAAACCTGAGGATCATACGGATAAGAAAACAGAGGAAGATCTTACTCCTGCTGGGAGAGCAAAACTAGAAGAATATAAATCATATCCTCCTGAGATGTTTGCAGCTGCAGGTGGTGCACGTGGAGGTGGTGCAGCTGGTGAAAATCAATAAATCAGGCCTAAAAATTGATCATTAATAAATCAGAGAGAAGGCATAGATGGCACAAGAAAGTATTGAGAAGATTTTCCGTTCACGTCAGGTACTCCTAGATATCTTACACGAACGCGGCTATGATACTACAGGTGCATCCAAGTACGGCCCTGAAGAAATTCGTGAGGCTCTTGCAGCAGCACCCAATGGCAAGGCGCTAGAGTTCACGGTGAAGGCGCGTGAGGGTGTAGAAACTCAGACACCCAATGTCCGAGTCTATATCTTTCTCCAACGCCTGAAGCAAAAGCTTCCAGGGTTCTTGGGATCTTTAGAGACACCTATTGGCTCAACTGCAGATGCAAGTTCCAGACAGGCTGATAAACTGGGATCTCCGGTTGACCCTGCGCAGACTACAGTAATCTGTCTGATCAATGAGCCAGTTGTCCAGGTGTTCAATACGGCTTCAGTGACAGTCTGGGCCAAACGAAATCTCCGGTTATCCTTCTTCTACATTGACAGTTTTCAGATGAATCCCATGAAACACTACTTAGTTCCACCGCACGAGATCGTTCCAAAGGAGCAACACGAAGGTCTGATGAAGACTATGTATATTACTCAGAGGTCACAGTTCCCCCTGATTCGTTACCATCAGGATCCTATCACCAGGGTTATTGGAGCTATTCCAGGTGATATTTTAAAGATCACAAGGCCAAGTCCATCTGCAGGTGAATATACGGTATATCGTGTTTGTGTTCCATAATTAGAGATGGCACCTACGTGTCCCACAAATAATAATTATAAACAGACATATTTAGCAATTAAATATGACTATGATACAAAATGTTTAATAACAAATGACGTTTTACAGGGCTATATTAATACATTGGACGAAAAAGTTAAAATTTATCAAAATCTTCCTGCAACTGCAACTGAGGCCGATCGTAAACTAAAGGCAACTGATCTCTCAGGAGCTTTTCAACCTATTACCCAACACTACTCTAATCTTATTAGTATTAAAAAACGTTTGAATGATTTTTTAGAATGCTCTGCTGATCAGATACACGAAGCAGATCCAATTTCTATTAATAAAGAACGATATTCTAATCGTGCAAGTCCACAAGATACAGTAATGCCACGTGAATTAGTATTTGGTTTTTTTTCACAACTTAGACCATCAAGTGTTCCAATTGTAATAGCTGCAGGTGTCTTTATGAGTTGTTTGGCATTATTAATCATCTTTCAGATGTTTGGATTTACTGGAGAAATTCATAGCCCCCCGGCTTTGGCTAATATGCAAGGATGGCTTGGTACTGTGCCCCTATATCAGAATCCAATGGTACTTAGTGGCATTTCAATAGTCCTAGGCGTCGCAGTAATTATACTAGGTGTAATGTATTATAGATCTAAAAAATAAGTAGTAAATAGATATGCCATCATTTTGTCCAGTATCAACAATAGATATAACAACAGCAAATTATATGGCCCTATATACTCAACCCCAAGGAGTACCTAGTGCTGTACCACCTCTTACTGTATTTAAAACAATAACAACAGGTACAACAACAAGTATAACAATTGATAATACTGTATTAAACCCATTTGTCACTAGTTTTTTAAATTATGCTTCTGCCCCTAGTACTATTACACCTGCGGCAGATATGAATGTGGCAGAAAGCTTTGCAACAAAGTCAAAGACTCTCAGAGATTCTATGCAGGCCGAGTTTTGTTGGTATTATAATCGCTATATCTGGGCTTTAGATAAACTATTAACCGAAACTGCTCAGCCTGGAGGAGTTACTGTTCCTAATCTTCGGGTAAATGTAGGTGAGCTCAATAAAAAGTTGAATGGTATTCTTTTAGTAATGAAAGCTAGCGTTAATTCACGCATGAATACTCTGAATGGGTATTATACAACCGATATTAATTCACAAAATCAGGCTCTTGATAATGCGCGTAACAAGCTAGCACAACATTCTGCAATACTTCAAAATAATGATCTTAAATCTGATGTCCAGGCTGCAATGGTTGATTACAGTATTGAAAAAAATTCATCATCCCGGAACTTATTGGCAGTATATGGTTTCATGAATATTGTAGCAGTAGGTCTCCTCTTTTATCTTTATACAAACACCAAGGAGTAAAGTTTGTATTAGATATCTAGTACCATAAATTATTTAAATTAAATGCATTAATAATAGCATTTAATTTAAATAAATGAGAATTTGAAATGCTTATTTGCAACCGACCACTGAAGATTTCTAAACAAATTTCAAGTCCATTTTACTGAAGGTAGACTTTGCTTAGTGCCCATTTAAAATCTCCAGCGGTCTAAATAACAATATCTAGTGTTATTTTTCATTGTAGAAGTTAGATATGCCTGCCTTACAACAACAACTTAGTAATACTGCAGAATCTGCAGACATTGCAATGACAACATTTTTAAACAGTATGTCTGAAGCTGAACGTGGTTTATTTGTTGGTCAGTTGACAGGGGCAGCTATAAATAGTGTACAGGCTGACAAAAATGATCGGTTTCAATACTTATCTCAAGATTTGACTGGTGCCGATAATAATTTAACATCTACGGCTTACTATGTTCAAAGAACTAAAGATTTAACGGACATGGCAAGTGATATTGATACGGTTGCTGCAAAACAAGTATCTACATCTGAGATCAATACTGGTCTTATTGGTAGACAAGAAGAAATTAATCAGTGGTCCAATAATAATAAGTTAGATACACTGTTTTTCTTACAAATTCTTTTTATTACATTGACATTTATTTCCAGTATGGTCTTTTTAAATTCAAATGGGTATATTTCTTCTTACTTGCTTAATCTGTGGATTGTTCTTGCTTCCTTTTTTGCAGTGTTTGTTTTAATAACTAGGGCCCGTAAGACATCTGTTATACGTGATGGTCGCTACTGGAATAAGATGCGCTTTGGACTTCAGAAAGAACCTCCTATGAAACTTCCTTCCACATGCCCTGGTGATACTCCTCCAGCAGTCGCACCACCTCCACCACCTCCACCATCTACATGTGATGCGACTGCAAATCTTGGTGATCTACCTGCACCAACCGCTGTAGGATGGGGTGGTAAGACTGCTTAATCTCATATTTATTAGTCTAGTTTTAATGACCACTAAGTTAGAGGAATGTCTGGAATCTCAGTACATCCAAATGCGCCATTTAGTCGTATGAAACAAAATGTGGTAGAGGGATTTACAGATAATACAAATGTCTTTGATAAAGTCTTAGTTATGGCACAATCCAATATTGTACCAAGTAAAACAGCTCCCGGCAGATCTTCTGGTACAACAAATACAAATAGTGGTACTTGTCCACCAGCAGGAGCAGCAGCTGCAGGAGCTGCAGGAGGAGCTTCGGGAGGATTAGGAAGCCCCTATACTTCAACACCTTTCTTAAAAAAGATGATTCAAGATGAACAAAATGCAGTTGAATCTCTTTTACGTACTGCAGCAAAAATAGGTCCTATAGCAAATACATTGGTAGAATCTGAAAATGCAGCTGATGCTGCATTTGTAGCTAAAGCACCTGCGCCAATCCCAACATACGGATCAACACTTCAGGGATTTACTTTTATCTTGTTTTTCTGGTCCTATATATCTTTAGCAATAGTTGGATCTATTTACATAAATCAAACTACTGGCAACACAATGAATGCAGTTGGAACTTTTATTGCATCAATTGTTGCATTAGTAATCATTTTTAGTTTGATGAAACGCTTTGCATAAGACTTTATAAAGTAATTCTCTCAGCATCATAAGCATCAGCGTCCTCTTCTGTGTTAAACACAAAGAGGCCACTGTAGAATCGGCTCTCCTTGGGCCTCCCAAACTCATCCTCCAGACGCCTATTCAGATCAGCCTGGGTGAGCTTCTTGCCTGCACCACCCACGGCCTCATACCAATACCTGTAGGCTCGCCAGATATCCGTTAGACTGCATTTCTCATCAGAATCCCGGTTCACCCGCATCCTGCCAAAGCGGAACTTGGCATAAGAATCAAACGCCTCACGATACTTCAGACTCTCATTCATCACAATTTCTGGAGAAGGCTCCAAGGTGCCATTGTCGCTCACAGCATACTGGGTCACATAGATGTGAACCAGGAGAGCAAAGAAGGACTCACGCCACCGCTTTAGCTTTGTATTCAGATTCATGTCCTTGAGAAAGACATTGGGTTGGCCAAGCTCCTTGTCTCCAGGATTTACAAACTTGCTTTCAAAAGGGATCAGACGCACACGACGCCAAGTACCACGATCCATAGAGTTAATAGCAGGCAGATTGTTGCACATCATAAAGAGTTTGCCACTGACCTTGAAACGTTCCTGGTCAGCATAGAGGCCACGCGCCTCCACAGCATCCTCACCACTAAATTGCTTCATCCTGGAAGTATTCAGTGGCTCCTTGTCATCTGGCTCCTGCATGTAGATAAAACGCTTATTCTTAATGCTCATAATGTCTGGATTTGCTGCACCAGACTCTGGCCTCTTTCTGGTCAAAGCCGTAGACTGAAGAGAAGACTGGTAGTCACCCAGAGTCATCACCATCAGCTCCACTAGCTTGGACTTGCCATTGCCACCAACACCCTGGAAAGTGTAGTAGCACTGCTCTCGGTTCTTGCCTTCCAAACAGGAGGCAAGGAGTTTCAGAACCCAGGCACGGAGCTCAGGATTAGGGAAGAGCTGTGAGAAAAACTCGGCAATCTCTTTCTGTAAAGAATCCTCGGGGTCATAGGGCCGATAGTGGAGAGGCTCGTGCTCAGGCATCTCATTGCCAGCCTGGAAGGTCACATAGTCATCTGGTGTGCCGTGCTCAAAGAAATTGTACATGTCGCCCTCATCCTTGCTCATGGCCTTCATCTTTCCAGGATTTGCTGGATCGGGCTTGATTGCATCCAGCCGGATAACTCCGTTAGCGCAACCGATGCGGAAAGGATTAGTATTCAGTTTGCGCTCAAAGTCCTCCTCATAGAAGAGACCCACACACTCTTTCATTACACTCTCCTTGAACCCGCAATTATAAAGTTTGTCCTCCAGATTTACAAGCTCAGAATACTTGCGATCCTTGACGTCTGAGCGCTGCAGATTCTGCTTTGTCGTCAGATACTCAATCCCAGCCTCAGTGTCCTTGATCTGCTGGTCAATCTCCCTGGACTCATCAATCTTGTTGATCTCACGGAGTCCCTTGCGCTTCTCAGCCAGACTTACCAGAGTAAGCTTCAGGGCCTCAATACTTTGAGAATTGTTGGCAATGGCCTCCATCTTGGCGTACTCAGGGTCCGACTTGAACTGCTCACGGGCCTTTCGGATGACGTCTGCAACCTCATTGCTCATTAGATTTCTGAGAGGAATGGCCTGGTTAATACGTTTCCAGAGATGAAGATCCTTGCTGAACTCAAACCAGTCTGTACTCCTGGTATTAACGGATGCACGGTAGGTATCTTGGAACATACGCTTCATCAGCCTGGCTACATGATTGTGGGTAGGGGCCATGGAATGCAGGACAAAAGAGACAAGATCCTTCTCAAGAATCTCCTTGAAGCGCTCAGGGTTATCCTCCCTAGCCCAGTGGCGGAGACTGCGGATAGTCAGTCGGCGGCCGTCAGTTTCCTTGCGCATCCCGAGATCCCAGTCCTTCCTTAGCTTGCCGATGTCATTTTGTGCAAACTTAGGTGACTTGGCACTAAATTCCATCCAGAGATTAAAGAGGTCGGGGCTAACTGAGATATTGTGAAGACACCAGCCAACCCGCATCCATGTGTCATAGGACTCTGCACGCTTAGCTGATAGGCATTCTTTGACAAAGAGTTTCACCATTTCAAGATCAGCGTAGGTTGCATCTTCATCTTGGTAGCTTACCTCGCCTTCAGACTTGATTAACGTGTTCATGACCTCGCCAGACACATCTAGTGTAGCTGCAGCTGTGGCAGCTGTAGCATTAGCACTTGGTGGTGCAGTGTAATTTACCAGACGCTCATACATGGGCTGGGCATCCTCTTTAACTGGATTATCATCAGGTTGAACCTTGTAGCGGATTGATAGAAGCTCTAAGAGCTCTTCAGGCTCATAGTGCTCAATTGGCTCATTAGACCAGCCATCAGATGCAGGCGTATAGACTTGAACTGCTTTCAGATCGTAAGCGGGAATCTTTGGCTTGCTCTCGCCATAGAGGAACCATCCTTGTTTCCTAGTGCAAGACTCATCATAGATACCAGGAGGATCATTGATGAATCCTGTGCCACTAAATGCTTCGGTAACAGCATCCTGATTTAACATCCAGCGCCTCAAGGCTGACTGCTTTTCAAAAGAGAGAACAAGGTCAGGGCATTGGATGTGCACACCATCCTTGATCTCACCCTTGGCAGTGTCCTCATATGCCTGAGGCCTGAGAGTAACAAAGAAACGTAGGACAGAATAGACGCTAAGATCAAAGAAAGTATTGAGACCTTCAACTAGTTTCTCATTGAAAGCTTTGATATGAGATAGCTCAAAAGGATGATCTAGAGCTCGGTCTTTCCGATAACGGAAGTCCAGATCAAT